CCTTATCGGTAACGGAGTTATCCTTAAACACAAGAGTTCCATCACGATAGAAATCCTTCAATTCACACTCCTCAATCACCTGGATTGGAAACATTTCATCTGGTGGAAGATTAGGAAACTTCAAATCACTCATCTGGTTTCGAAACAGATTTAGGATACGAATAACCTCACGATAAGAAGAACCACGTGCAACTACGAGATGTTGGATGTTCGGATTATTCCTGTAAGATTCCAGAACTTTGAGAACTAAACTTATGGTTCTTCCAGTATTTCGTAACCCACCACACTCCATCAAACCATCCCGTACATTCTCGTTATACCTACGTGTGGAGTACACATCAGGATCCTCGAGGGGAACGAGGGTATTGTTATTGTAGATTTTTAGATTTTGTTCTTTCATACTATCATCCTATCACTCCCATGGGAACTTTACACACCTCTCGCGAACTGATCACATAACCACCCGATCTCACCCCGAGGGGAGAGAACCCGGTACCACAATGTACTGTTCAATCCCTCCACACACGTATCCAACACGAGGAGGAGATCCGAGTTCCAAACGTATTCACCCGTTCCCCACAGGGTGTGATCGTTCCTCACGGTGGGATCCCGAAAATCATGGGGAAACAATCTCACCCCATCAATCGTGGAAGTACACAGATCACCGATCCTCATTCCACACCTCCGGGTTCAACGTGTTCCGTATACTCATCACTCACCCACACGATCCCGAGGGAGGGAGAAAGAACTTTCAAATTCCACTCACCCCTCTTCCAGTTGGTTCCCTCGTAGGAGAACCCGTACGCATGGAGGAATACGAGGAGATCTCCCACCTCCACCCGTTGTGAGGATCCACCACCCTCGAGGGAATCATTCCACACAAGATGGGATCGAGTTACACGTATCAGTTCACCAGAGGAATACCTCCAATCGTTCCGGATGGGATACTCGTGTTCGTACCTCACGAGATCACCACGAAGTTGAACCCCAACCAGGTTTCCACCCTCCCGAGGGAGGTGAGGATCCGGTATCTTCCGGGAAACTCCTCCACAACCACCTCGAGAATGATACCTGTGAGGTGGTTGTGTTTCACGGTGGTGAACCGAACCATATCACCGGGTTTCACGAGAGAATCTCCCAATCTCGTTCCCATCCCGCGTATTCCCAGGTTACCTCATCCACCTTACCATCCTCCCACAGGATCCGGATCCAAGAAACATTGGGAGAGGATGAGGGGTGGTGTTCGAGGAGAGTTCCAATCCAGGTTCTGTTCTCTGGATTCCATTTGTGTGGATGGTACGCGAGGAGGGTTCCGAGTTTCACGAGATCACCTGGAAGTGGTGCACCATCTCCGATTCCGTGAGGAGTAACCGGATCACCCTCCCGCCCTCTGTGGGAACGGAGAGGTAGATCTCGTTGTACCACCGCGTGAGTGCGTGATCCTCCCGTGTGAACCCGATCACCATCCCAATGAAACTCTCCGGGAACGCGAGGCACGATAAGTACGAGGTGGCGGGAACACCGGGTGCGAGGGTGATGAGATCGCCGAGTTTCATGAGATCACCTCGAGGAACTCACCCGTGAAAATGAGATCCTCACCTGTATCGGAACGAAACCCGAAGTAATCGTAACCCCACACGCACTTCTTGCGGGAGAGCACCTGAACCAACCACCTCTTCTTCGGTGATACCCGGCCCCAAGCGAGGAAACAATCAGGTTCCCAACCTTCCATGGTGCCATCCTACTATGGTGGGAGTGAACTTTTCACGCGAGTTCGTACCATTTCTCGATGTAATCCGCGCGATTCCAGTTGAAATCAGGTGCGCGAGCACCACGGGTTCCTCCATCACACCACATGATGTGGAAACACCGGATCCCGAGTGATTCATCCCGCCCCGTTCGGAGAATATCAGGAGGTAAACGAGGATCACCGTGTAGCATTACCGCCTCATCGAGTATGAACCCAGTGTAGTTGTGTTCATCCGGATCGAGATCGCCCTCCCAGGTTTCTCGCAGGTACACGATGAGATCACCTGGAGAGAAACTCATGCGTGAACCAACCATTCGTGGTGGCACTCGTAGATCTCCCCGTGGCAGGTGAGTAAACGTGCCTGCCTCCCGAACACGGGATCCGCGAACTCCCCCAGGTAGATCGAGAGGATGTTCTCCCGTCCAAACCCACGTGATAACACAAGATCACCAGGTTTCATACACAATCTCGTAGAACTGATGGATCATACTGATGGGAACGAGATCGATCGTGAGGTGATCGCTCCAGAAGATCTTCGCATCAGGTTCCTCACCCCTCGGATCTGGAACGATCTCGAGGATGATGCCCACGAAGTTGTAGGTTTGTGGATCCTCCCCGGGTTTCCTCCGAGCTCGAGCGTAGGTGATCACATCACCCGGTTTCACCCTTATCCTCCTCATCCGCTCCGAACATGTTAAGGAGAGGATCGCTCAGGTGTTCCTTCGTGATGGGAAATCCCTTGAAATCTCGGGATGCCCAATCCATCCACACGATGAACCACCGGGTGATCTCCTCATCAGGCCCGATGATCAACCAGCCTGCGAACCACTCATCGCTTCTCCATCGCCAGAAATCGATCGCCTGTGCCGTGGTGAAGGCGATTCCAAAAGTATCATGGATCACACGTTTGATGCGTGCAACATCTTCCACCGAGTGGTATTCGCTCTCTCGATATGCCTCGAATGAGCGGTTCACTTCTTCTTGAGTGTACTTCATAGTGATTCCATCATAATACGTGGTGAGAGATTTTTACATCCGGTTGATGTAGGAACGCATCCTCAATCCACCCAATGTTTCCGGTGGGTGTGAGGATCCTGCTCCAGCCCACGGATTCATCGAGAACGAGAGAAAGTTCACCCACGTGAATCACACCGGATACGTCGAGGGAGTAGAGACGGGAGTAGAGAGGCAACTCCCTGCGTTCCTCCTCCGCAATAGTATCATAGATCTCACGGAACACAACGAGGGCACCGGGTTTCATCTTCGCAACCCGATGCGCTTGATCGTTCCAACTCTCGCAGATCTCACTCCCGAGCGGGAGAAGAGAACACGGAACACGCCTTCATTCCACGAACCGCCCAATATGATGCCTACATCATTGATGGTGGTGCCACGATCGGAATCATCATAATCATAGGAGTACCACGCAACGAGATCACCCGGGTTCATCGAGCAGGAACGAAGGCACCACCATCCCAGTACTTAGCGCAGTTCACGAAACCCGGATAGTTACAGTAGAGGAACCCCGCCTCCTCGGGAGATGGGATACGGGTGTTCGATTCACGAGCGGGAGTTGCACCTGCACCTGCCGGAGCGGAACTGTAGTACGGGAAGAACCTGCAGAAGGAATCGAGCCTCCTCGAGATATCCACACAACACACGTGCTTCGTATCATCACAGGTTTCAACGAGTGAACATGCACGTGAGCAATCGTAGGTGTGAACAACACCGCAACCGAGATCTCGGGTGAAGGTACCACAAGATTTGGAGCACACCTCGCGTTCGTTGGCATCCCGTGGAGTGCATCCTGCCTGAGGAGCAGGTGTAACTGTGGCATCCGGGCGATCGTGGGAGGGAAGGGCCTCGCGGGAACGAGCGATGGATGTGCGAGGATCATCGCATGCGGCAAGAAGGATGAAGGATAGGGTGATGAAATTTCTCATGTTTCCTCTGTGGTGTTCAATCTACACTAGCGGTATCGCACTGTACACGATTATTATATCGAGAAACCGCCCTCAATTCGTATCCCCACAATCTCGTGTAGCCTCGAATCATCGGATCCCAACATTCCCACTCCTCATAACCGGGCATAGGAAATCGAACCCGCAATGCGAGGTAAAACCTCCCGCCCTTCTTCGCGGAGAATCCCACATATTGTAGGAGATCCCCGGTGGTGAAAGCACCCACCTCCTCTCTCACGTGCGCACCACATCGAGATCATCTGCATTCACCCAGCCGATGAGATCGCCCACGGAAACCTTCACCCCCGTTCCGTGGTAGAAGCGAGAGCGGGCCACGGGATCCTTCCCATCGATCACCTCCAGCACGAGTCCAACAGCATCATTTGGGAACCGCCCGATCATGTGCGGAAGTTCTCCCTCGTGGGATTCCCAGGATTCGAAGATATCTCCACCAAAGTAGTGCGGGTGTATCACTCGAGCACGGACGAGATCACCTGGTTTCATAGGGTCCACCAATATTCCTTCCTTGCCCATCCCGATTTTCCGTTGGGCATGAGCAGCCGAACGAAGTGATCTTGAACCTCAAGCACTGTTGAGGTGGTTCCTGGTTGAATCCATAGAAGTGCAGCAACGAACCGCATCCGCTTCGCATCCTCGAGAGTATCGAAGAGACATGTGCGATCGATCTGCGTGAGAGTTGCGAGCTCCGGTGGCTCATCGCTCCTGCCCAGCTGCACGAGGCAACCTGGGCTCACGGTATTACCTCTCTTCGGGATCCTCGGGAAGCCTCCCTGCGTAGGTTGCGAGGAATCTTTTGAGTGTTTTCACGATGGAGCTGTAGCCTACAGTGGAGATGGCTCCACTCATAGTACCTGCGAGCATCGATCCCAACAACTCCTCTCCAAAGGCAGAGGGGGTGGGAACTCCAAACTTGTGGAGCGGTATTCCGAAGAGAGCGCCCGTAAGCATTGCGTGGAGGGGAAATGTGATCCAGAAGATCCGTCTCCACCCTGTGGAGGCATCCCCCAGAGGCACGATCAGTTTCTTCGATACCTCTCCGCCCATGCCGATGAGAAAGGGCATCACGAAAATTGATACGATCCATTCGTTCATGATCCATAACTATTCCCCAACCTCGCAGCCGTGCAGGAGAAATTGCGCAATCCAACCCCTCCGCCCATCTCCAACGAGCACCTCCACGTTGCCGCCCGTGGGATCCTCTCCCAACACGATGAGCATCGTGCCCGCAGGCAACTTATCCCACGGAAACATCGGAGAATCCTGGTACAGGTAGGCGGGAGATGCAAGCGCGAGGAGGGAACCTATCCTCAAGGAGTGGCCTCCTCGAAGAGATCGAGAACATCATCGGCATCGTGGGTGGAAACGATGCCATCCGGGAAGAGCAACCGCATCCCGCCCCGCTCGTGATCCCAGCCCAGGTAGATGGGAGTGCGGGAGTGGGAGAGAACCTGGCCCTCGCGCCCGAGTTTCGGCACGAGGAGGGCACCGGTGGGAATTCGGGCGGGGAGCTTCCGCGTTCTCATCCCATCCCCTTCACGGTGAGGCTGGTGGATGGTGCCACGGTGCCGATGCTGATATCACCTCGAGAATCGATGCGAAACCGTTCAAATTTCGGGGTGATCGCCCAGAGAACGGTGAACGCACCCCTACCTGCCAAATTCGCAGAATCGATGATGATCCCCGAGGAGTGGGCGGCAGAGGCGAGGTGGCGAACCTGCGAACCGATGGTGAGGGGGCCACCATCGAGGGATTCGAGCTCGTAATCGAGTGCGCGTGTGGTTCTCATTCTTCAAGTCCCGGAAAATCCTGAAGGGTGAGAGTTGGCATGTCGAGCGCCTTCATCATCCACATGAGATCCTGACGCAGTTCACGTGTACTCTCTCCGAAAGGCCTCGATGCATTCATCGTGTACATCTTCGGCTTGCCGTCTTCATCGTAGTACACCTCGTGGATCTCATAAGATTTCCCACCATCGAGGCTCATCACTCTATAGTTCCAGGACATTTTAGTTTCTCCAGCGTTGATTTGGCCCACAAGAGCTCGTGTTTCTTCCTAAACCTAAAAGAAAATCCGCCTCTCTTGAAGAGGTCGGAGTCTTGAGGAACGGGTATTAATTCGCTAAGTTCAAACTTCTTGCTAAGAGAGTGTTCAACTTTAGTTATGAGAACTGTGGTATCGTGATCAATATAAAAATCCCACCAGTCTTCGAATTTCTTTTCAGACTCTCTCAAGACCCGAAGCGTTCTTACGAATCTATCCAGTCTGTCTCCAACAACGCCATGAGCTCTTTGTATATTCGTATGACTCCCTCTAGCAGCTTCTTCAAGCGCAGAACGAGAAATGTGAGTCGGGCGCCAAGTATCTTCCATTGTAAATCCTCCCACTACTTCCTCGAAAGCTCTTTGGACGCATATGGGAGGAATTATGCCGCCTTCGAGTAGATTTCGACAAGAAAGATAAAAGGTTTGAAGCGCTTCTTTTTCAGACGCAGAAGGTTCTCTAAGAGACATGAGTATATCATATCATCGACTGCAAGAGGATTACATCACGGGAAGTAAATCCCAATAATCAGCCCATCCTACAGCATCGCCTGCGATTATTCTGCAACTCACACCTTCATGCACAGCGAGGATGAGGCCCAGAGTTCCTATTGGAACATATCCTGCAGGATCTTCTGACTTCAAAGCGAGGACAGGATCGGTCCACAGGTACACTCCCATTAATCTGGGAGAACCCTTCAGACATACTAATTGTCCGATTTTGTAAGAATATTCTGTTCTATCATCCAGTCCCACGCTGCACCCATCCACCTATTATATCCCATCCTCGTGGAGTGGATCCCATCTCCCCCTCGTGGCTTCTCGATCGCCTCAGATTCGAAGTAGTGAGTAGCATATTTCTTGATGAGTGCACGTTCATCAGCGATGTGTGGGATTCGTTTGGAGGAGATGTCTGGTGGGCCCAACCAGACGAGCACTGCGCCCGAATCTTCCACGATCTTCACGAACTCTCCGTAGAGAGTCTCGTACTTTTTGGAACGATCGTAGATGATCGCATCGTTGGTGCCGAGGGACACAACAACAAGCTCCGGTCGATTCCTCTCTAGGTCACTCTTGACCCATTTCATCCACTGGAAGATGGAAGTCCCACTCACCACATGGGACACGGGCATGTATCCGCCCTTCCGTGCGAGGGAGATGAACTGAGGTTCCATTCCCACCGCGAGTGAATCTCCAATGAGCATCACGGTGGCACCCGGGCTCACCGTTGGAAAGTACTGAGAACCACAATCGAACTCCCACTGCTCGTGTGGCACCTCTTGAGGTTTCACCTCTTCAGCCGCAGGAAGCGGCCTACTCACGCAAGAAATTAACGCGATTGTTGTTAGGAATATTCCTGCTTTTGTCACGAAAGTAATATTATCACATAATTGATGGTTTTTCAATCAACTCTCCGCAATATAGTTATGATTAACGCATGAGCATTTTCAAGGAACATCGAACAAACGCGGATAGAGTTGCGAGTGATCGCAGGAGGCACAAGGAGAAGATCGATAAGGCGATACGTGAGGGCATCCACCACATCGTTGCGGACGAATCGATCATCGGCCAGAACGGCAAGCAGAAGTTTCGTATCCCCGTTCGTGGTATTAAAGAGCACAAGTTCGTTTATGGAGATAACGGCAAGCAGGTTGGCTCCGCACCTGGGCGAGATGTGAGTAGAGGACAAAAGCTAGGTGGTAAGGATCGTGGTAAGCCTCAGAGACCTGATAAGCCTGGTAGTGAATCCGGTGAGGAGTACTATGATGTTGAGATGGGCCTTGATGAGCTCGCCGAGTACCTCTTCTCGGATCTTGGGCTCCCCGATCTCCAGAGAAAACAGCTCACGAACATCTCCTCACACAAGTTGAAGCGAAATGGATACAGGCCACAAGGCATCATTCCCCGCCTCGATCGAAAGAAATCCGCGATCGCCCGCATCAAGAGGATGAAGGCTGCAGGATTCGATCCTGAGACCGTTGAAGAAGGAGAAACGTTTCCCTTCCATGAAGATGATCTCAAGTACAGGCACTACAAACTAAAGGATGAACCATGCACCAACGCAGTTGTGTTCTTTGTGATGGATGTTTCCGGCTCAATGGACCAGAAGAAGAAGTTTCTCGCGAGGTCGTTCTGTTTCCTGATGTACCAGTTCCTCCGAACGAAGTATGAGAACATCGAGGTGGTGTTCATCACCCACGACGTGGAAGCCCATGAGGTGAACGAAGAGGCCTTCTTCACGAAGGGAACTTATGGCGGCACGATAGCGTCAACGGGTTTGGTGAAGGTGAATGAGATCATCGAGGAGCGTTTCCATCCGTCCGCCTGGAACCTCTATGCAGTGCACCTATCGGATGGTGATAACTTCGACTCAGATAATGGCAAGTACCTCGAAGCTCACGCGAAGCTGGAATCGATGGTGCAACTCTTTGGATATGTGGAGCTGGAACCCGAGAAGAGCTATATGGAGGAGAACAAACTCTCCAAGGTGTTGATGCCTCGGATACGAGAGAACTCCCGATGTGTTACAATCCAGAGTAAAGATGATGTTTGGCCTGCGTTCAGGGAGATCCTCAACGCATCGAAGGGAGAGCAGTGATGGATTACAACCTTTCTGACCTACAGGAATGGGATGAGAAGATCTGTGCAATCGCACGGAAGCATGGACTTGATTGGTTTGACATAGAATACGAATTTATAGATTATTATTCAATGATTGGTGCCATGGCCTTTCACGGGTTGCCATCCCACTTCAACCACTGGAGTTTTGGCAAGTCCTTCGAGCGTACCCACCACATGTACAATGCGGGCCAGGAAGGTCTTCCATATGAACTTATAATTAACTCAAATCCTTCGCTCGCCTACATGATGCGGGAGAACCCACTTCCTCTGCAGATCCTCATCATGGCCCACTGCGTTGGCCACTCCGATTTCTTCAAGAACAACCGCACGTTTAAGGGAACACGTCCGGATACCATCGTTGGCAGGTCACGAGCCGCGAAGAAGCGGTTCCAATCCTATGTGGAAGATCCCTCCATCGGAATTGATCTCGTGGAGCAGGTTATCGATTCGTGCCACGCGGTGCAGTTTCAGATCCAACGTCCCGGTGCGATACGCAGAACTCGGCAGGAGATCATCGACCACCACAAGGAGAAACTGAAGGAGGATCCTGAAGCGGATTGGCTCGACACCACGCACAATCCCCTCGAACCTGATTATGATATTCTCAGTTTCATTGCAGAAAATGGGCGGATACCCTCCTGGAAGCGAGACATCATTGAGGTGTGCAGAGATGAGGGGCGGTACTTTTGGCCACAGATCCAAACGAAGATCATGAATGAGGGCTGGGCCAGCTACTGGCACTACACCATCCTCCATGAGCTCGATCTCCCACCTGAGATCCACCTCGCATTCATCAAATCTCACAACCAGGTGATCCGCCCCCACATCGGTGGCATCAATCCATACCACCTCGGTTTTCATCTCTTTCAACGCATCAAAGAGAGACACGGTGTGGATGAAATGTTCATCGCCCGCGAGGTGCACCACGATGGAGCCTTCCTCCGTCAGTACCTCACCCAGGAGGATTGCGAGGAGTTGAACCTCTTCTCCTACTCGCGGAAGCCCAACGAGGATGTATCGGTTGATGATGTTTCCGATGAGGAGGGGTGGGAGGAAGTGAAGCGCAACCTCGTTGCCCAGGTGGGCGGAGGCTCCATCCCTGTTCTCTTCGTGAACGATGTGCGGAAGGATGGTTCCATGGCTCTCGGTCACGAGCACGATGGTCGAGACCTCGACATGAAGGAACTAAAGGCCACCCTCCAGCACGTAAAAACATTGTGGGAATACGATGTTAATTTGGACACAATTATTGACGGAAAGTACATGAAGTTCTGATTTTTTGATTACAATAAACACACCTACTGCGAGGAACACCTGAAAAATGAGCGTAAAGAACACACTCCTGAAGAAGATCACAGAAGCACGAGAGAAATCAGCGAACGAGAAGAAGTTCGAAGGCAACCTTCTCGATTACATAGAGCTGGTTGAGGCAGATCCATCGATCGTGAAAACAGCACACCAGCGGCTCAACGATGCCCTCACGGAGCATGGATCCTACGTGATGCCGGACTCAGATCCGAGGAAGCATAAGATCTTCGACGGAGAGAACATCAAGATCCACAAGTACTTCGAGGGTGAGTTCTTCGGAATGGAGAAAGTCCTTGCGAAGGTGATGAACTTCCTCGATTCTGCCGCCCATCGTGGTGAGGAATCTCGTCAGGTACTCCTCTTCATGGGCCCTGTCGGTGCAGGTAAGTCAGCCCTTACGGAGCACATCAAACGTGCCTTGGAAGGTAAGAAGTATTACCACCTGAAGGGAGATCCCCACCGTGGTGAACCACTTCAGCTAATCCCGCGCTCCCTCCGCGGAGATTTCGAATCCGCCCTTGGAGTGAAGATTGAGGGTGACATCTCACCAGTAGCTCGCCACAAGCTCCTCAATGAGCTCGGCGGTAAGTACGAGAACTTTGCGGTGGAAGAATCATCCTTCTCCCAGCGTGCTCGAAGGGGTGTGGGTGTGGTTCCTCCCATGGATGCCAACTCACAGGATGTTTCGGTCCTCATCGGATCAGTTGACATCTCCAAGTTGGACAAGTATGCAGAGGATGATCCTCGTGCTCTCTCCCTCAACGGTGCATTCAACGTAGGTAACCGTGGCATCGTGGAGCTCGTCGAGGTGTTCAAGAATGAGATCGAGTTCCTCCACACAATCATCACCGCGACACAGGAGAAGAGAGTTCCCTCGCCTGGTAAGTCGGACATGTTGCACTTCGACGGTGTTATCATCGCCCACTGTAACGAGGCCGAGTGGAATCGTTTCCAGAGCGAGCACACCAATGAGGCCATCCTCGATCGCATCGTGAAGGTCTCTGTTCCCTACTGCCTCGAGTTGAACCAGGAGATGAAGATCTACGAGAAGATGCTCTCCAAGTCGGACTTCAAGCACCACATCGCTCCGCACACCCTCAAGGTGGCCTCGATGTTCTCCGTCATGTCACGTCTCAAGCCCTCGGCCAAGTGTGATCCACTCACCAAGATGAAGATATACAATGGTGAAGAGGTGCTGGAGAAGGGGCGTGTCAAGAAGGTGGACATCAAGGACCTCCGCGAGGAGGCGAAGCACGAGGGCATGGACGGAATCTCCACCCGCTTCGTGACGAAATCCATCGACCATGCTCTTTCCAACTCTGAGAAGGGCATTGTGACGCCAATCTCCGTGATGGACTCGCTCACGAAGATGGTGAAGGAACAGATCACAGATGAGGCCTTCAAGAAGACCTGCCTCGAACTCCTCCAGAAGACTGTCCGAGACGAGTACCTCAAGATCCTCGAGACCGAGATCGCTAAGGCCTTCGTCACCGCCTACGAGGAACAGGCCCAGTCGCTCTTCAACTCCTACCTCGACAACGCTGAGGCCTACGTAACCCGTGCCAAGGTGAAGGACAAGGTCACGAAAGAGGAACGCCTTCCAGACGAGGAGTTCATGAAGTCGATCGAGGAGAACATTGGAATCGCAGGCTCAGCCAAGGATGGCTTCCGTGGCGATGTTACCGCCTACATGTTCGCGAAGATGAGGCGAGGCGATAAGGTGGATTACAGGGCCTACGAACCCCTCCGTGAGGCCATCGAGACCTACCTCATCAACTCCGTCAAGTCCTTCGCTCGTATCGTGACGAAGTCCAAGTCACGTGACAAGGAACAGCAGGAGAAGTACTCAGAGATGGTCACGACAATGTGCAAGGACTACGGTTACACGCCGGAATCTGCTGAGGAAATACTTGCGTTTGCCGCGAACAACCTCTGGAGAGATTCTTAGTCAATCTCTAAAAGCAAGAAAGGCTCAGAGGATTCCTCTGAGCCTTTTTTAGTATCAGCCGAACGAATATTCTACATCAATCTTTAACTTTAGTTCCGGAACACGCAGGTGGTTGGCCAATCCATGCGATTGAGCCTCCGTGGCATCGAGGTACCAGTCCGCGTGAGAACGCTCGTGGATCATCTTGAGGAAGTATTCCTCTTCCTTGCCGCAGTTGGTTGCCATCTCCCGGTATAGCCATTGGTTCAATCGATCGGATTCCTTGGCATCCGCCTTGATCTCCTCCACCTTGCCGTGCGCTCCGGTGGAGACATCGTGGATCATGATGGTTGCGTGCTTATCCATGTAGCGGTGGCCGAAGGCACCGAAGGAGAAGAGGAGGGCACCACAACTCATCGCTTTGCCCTGAACGATCGTGGCCACCGGGATCTTGGAGGCCTTGATGTTGGCCACCATGGAGAGGAGGGAGTAGACTTGCCCCCCATAAGAATCTATAATGACGGGCACGATGGGTTGGCCGGTGTTCTGAGCCTCACTCATCGAGTCAGAGAACTTCTTTGCCGATTCTTCATCGAACTTATTCACTCGAATCACCACGGGTTGCTTCCGCAGTTCCACTTCACCGATCAGTTTCGAAATATCTCGTAGTACGTTCATGTGTGCTTCTTTCTCCAGTTGTAGTATCTAACCAAGGCGTGATCACGGGGAGGAGCGGGAGGCAGTGTTCCCTTCACGAAGATCTCCCAGGCTGCAGCAGCATAATCACCGATGCCTGGGAGCTCCTTCGCATGCTGCCAGTTTGACCCCAGATAATATTGCGACATTTTTATTAGGTTACTAGCCCTCCTATTTCCAAAGCCTAATCTGACAATGACCTGGGCCAACTCTCCGTGGTCTGCCGCGGCCATGGCCTTAGCATCTGGATACTTTGAAAACAATCGTGGCAACACTTTCTCCATGGCAGCCCGTGTGGTGCAGTTGAGAAGCATGCAGGCGACAAGCAGCTTCCATTCATTGGGCCACAAGTCCTCTTGAATGAGAGAGTAAGGAGAACGGGGAGGTATCATCCTGTGTATCTTCTAGAAGTATGAACAAAGTTGGATTGAAAGTTAGCAGTCAAATCACACAGTGTTCTTTCAAAGAATACGACAGATTTTTTATCTTGGACTACTTTCCTCCTGTGCCATTTCCACTTAAAGGAGTCAAAATCCAAAGAGCAATTAAAAATTGTAGTCCCTGAATATGCCAAGTTTAAATCTTCGGAATCCGCAAAAGAAGAAAATCTATGCATCTCAACAAGCTGTTCAAATCCTCCGTGCATACACAGAAGCGGTCTGTCATCTCCGTCTAGCTTTTCTGTAACTTCACAAGTAACGTTGTTTTTTGACAAGATGTGATGCCCTAGAACAGAAGGCTTAGCACCAAGCAAATTTTCTTTGCTGCACGCAACTATATACTCGCCGCCGTGGGACAAAAAATCATTGTATATCTCTGAGTTTTTAATTGAACTTATAAGATCTCCTGATCCGCACGGCCTGAGTACGGGACAAGACTCCCTAATCTCGAGCAAATTGTCTGCTCTAAGCAGGAAGGTCTGATAGCTGAAGATTAAAGCTGCTTTACTTCCTACTGATTCACATATCTTTCTCACGGCATCTTCGTGGGAAGGATCGACCAAAATCCAGACTTCTTTCACCCACGAAAGACGCATCAAGATCATTCCTAGCTGAGAAATATTAGAAGCTGGCAACTCCGAAAGAAGATTTTCATGACAAATAACAGCGTGAGCAGCTTTCCCAGATACGAGTGCTTCTCGTCCCGTCCAAAAAGAATCTAGCTCAATGTGTTCATGCTTAATAAGATTGCATTCAGTTGGTGCTTCGGGTGAAACAACAGTGTAGTCTCTTGGCTTTGATACAAGATCTAGAAAGTCAGCTATCTCTAGACCCCCATCTCTATTTACTCTTTCGATGCAATCTACGGGTAGATTTTCAAGTTGTTCTTGTAGCTCAGAAAGAAATCCCGGGAATGATTTCATGAACCTTATTGTATTTAATAACTCACAATTTTATAATGTCAATTTGTCGCCTTGAATGCACTGCAGGACTTTTCTGAAAGAATCCCCGTACTGGGAGCGTAGCAGAGTCTCCGGATCTTCCCACTTTGCTATTCCTTCATGAGAGGAAGTTAATTGACCTGAGAACTTAACGGCTCTGAAGAAGTAGATGTTTTTCTCGCCCATCTTTTGCTTGCACAAATAAACAAGCTTGTCTGCGACGATTCCTGTTTCTTCATACAGCTCTCTTGCGGCAGCATCTTCAGGCGTTTCTCCCACCTCGATGCCACCTCCAGGCATGTTCATATTTTTTATGTCGCCGCCTCGAGAAACAGCGAGAACTTTATTGCCCGAAGTTACTAAAACTATAGATGCGCCATCTACGGCAGGAACCTCTTCTGAAGCCAAGTCTTTTTCAAGTGAGGAATTTAGACTTCTTACACTTTGTGCATTCCTGATATTGCCTGGTGCTTCATATCTACGCAGACCAGACATTGAAAAATCACTATCCATCTCTAGGAGGGGAGAAGACTTTAGCCTACTGTGAAATTTTTTCTTAAGTGCTCTTGAAAGCAGCTTTCTTGTAACTTTTTGGTCTCCGCCTGATCTACGAAAAAATTCTTTGTATTTCTCAGAAGCGTAATTCCTAATGTCACTCTCAAGGTCATCTTTAACCTCTACACCGTATATCTCTTCCGCCATCTCGAGCCAGCCGTCGACGACGTCGTTTATGTTTGTAGTCTTCGTAAAAAAAGATCTCATGAGATCTTTTGCAGAAGCTGATCCTCTTTCTCTGTCTTTTAGGTAAAAAATTCCCTCTAGAACCTCTTCTACGTACTCTTTTAAAAGTTGATTTTTCATGAAGAGCTCTTTTTGCTTTCAACAAACTTTCTTGTCATTCCTACGACATCAACGATCTGACCTGCAGCCCTTCGTGCATCGATCTCGAAAGGATTGTCATAGTAAGAATCGCTTCCCGTACATCCCAAAGAAATACCTGCTTGAATCCCGTAATAAAAAATAGGCCAAAAGATGCCGAGTCTCATCATCTGGTCAACATGCTTTTGTTCATGTCTAAGAACAATCATCTTGTCAGCAGGAGGATATTTGAGAACTACCACTTGACCCGTAGCATGCCCGGCCCAACGTGTCCACTGCTTTGCGAGCCACAATGGTATTTTATCGTTATTGATGGTCCACACAAGGGCATCACCTTCGACGCCATACCAACGATACCAACCAAGAGCCGTATACACTCCAACGTAGCAGAGGCCAAAAAGTGTAAGAGGAGAGGCCCATGCATAACCTAAGTACTTCTTTAAAGAACTCCACATGATGCCTGTCTCCCGTTAAACTACTTTCCCCCAACTATTTTTGAGACCGGCTTGGTGCTCCACATGCGACACGACCAAAAAGCGGCCTTTGTCCTGTCAGAAGCGCGTTTTGTTCCACATCCGTGACGTGCTCTAAAACTCTTGCGAGCCTTTGGATTGTCGCGGCGAATCTCCATTCCCTTGGAGCCGAAATTGACCTTCTTGACGTTGCCCGTCTTCTTGTCTTTGACGTACACCTTAAACTTCGCAGTGTCACCCTTCATAGGCTTGCCGAGGGGAACTTCACGTCCCTTGTACTCGGCCTCGAGCTGTAGATTTTCGCCCATCAGGTTAGAATGAATGAGTTCTGCGACATGCGACTTCATGTCAGACTTCGTTAGTCCCAATGCAGGTCCCCACATCTTCCACTCTGGGTTAAGAACGAAGAAGCCTTCTGCTGCGTCCATTGCAGCTCCCTCGGGATCATCGAATTTCTCGCCCTCAAAGTCGGCTGCGAACATCTCTATGGCAGTCTGGTACTGATTCTGGACGTTTCCTGTTGGTTCAACGCCCTCATAATCAGGCTCATCGTCCATGTACCTGCTTGGACGTTTGACGTGCTTGTAATCGGGATGAACATAAGAAGAACCTGCTTTCTGACCTCGAGCGAGGAAGACTTCGCCTGTGTCCTCATCCACATACTCACCACCAGCAACCTCTTCCGGATCCATCGCCGCGATCAAATCGAGGAGTTCGCGGCGTGGAAGGTACACGTCGTCTCCGAGACCTTCGAAAAGCGTCTCTTCGTGGATCGCCTCTTCGATTGCATCGTAGTTAAGTTCGAATTCCTCAAGAAGACCTGCAGTCTTGAGCGCTGCACCTTCTGCAACGATGATCTTAAGCACAGAATCAGGAAGCCCTTGGAGACCTTCGTGTCTCCGCCCCATGCCCATCTTCGAAGGAAAATTGTCGGCAGGATGATCCTCTGGTGAATGGACAGGTTCCTGTGCAAGCGCCGGAGATGTGTCTAAGTCATCATCCATGTCTGCCTTGTCATGTGACATGGAACCTTCATAGGAAGATTTTGCGAACGTCAACTCCTGCTCGAGCTCAGAGTCAGTAAGGCTTTCGAGTTCTTCCTGTGTAGGTCCGATGAAACTTATGCCCACGTTGTCTGCGTATTCCTCATTGTACATGAGGATGCTGTCGATAAGATCTTGACGCCTGGACTCTGATAGTGCTCTTCTCATGGCTGTAAGTATTACGAAGATTGTATAGTTATGAACATGAAGATAACGCTTAGAGAATTAAAAAAGATAATAAGAGAATCGGTGAGAGATCAAGTAATCGACGAAGGATTTCTCGACTCCCTCAAACGTGCAACAGCAGCTGCCGCTGTTGGAGCAAGCCTCATGTTTCCTTCCTCTGCTGCTGCAAATGTTCCAAGCGGAGGAGAGACATACACGGCAGAAGAGACTCCGGAAGAGGACAGACCATTTACAATCATGGACGAAGAAGGAAAACCTCACAATTTTTATCTTGTGACATACGTGAGAGTAGATGGAAAGCGTTACGCTGCTATGGAATCAGAAGAAGACGAATTGCTCTATCTGTTTCGCGTGATGATCTCCAAGCGAGGAGATGTCACTTTTAAAGCAATTGAAAATGATACAGAATGGGAAAGAGTAAAGGAAGCGGTTGAGGAGGAACTTGGTCCTGACGAAGAAGAAGAAAACAAGATCTAAACATGAGAAACGGCGGTTTAGTTACCGCCGTTTCTTATTTCACGTGTGACTCTTTACAATTTCTCTAATTAAAGATCTTAGGGCTCTAAGACTGCGTGTCTCTTCGAGAGAAGATTCTTCTAACGCAAGTTCTTTAATAGCATTACGAAGGTCTTCATCAGACCACTTGCTTTGATCTAAGTGCGGGCGTACTCCATTTTTCTCTTTGTAGATATCAGAGAATTGCGACAAGAGTTGATCCCTGTCCATCATGTCGACATTTTTAAAGAATTCTTCGTGCATAACGTGTAATTATCGACCACTCCAGAGATTGTCAAAGGAGGAGGTGAACTTCTCCCACGCACCTTCTTTTACCATGGAATTGAAACCGTAACCGGCGAACACTTCCTTGACGGTGTCCCAGTTCTTGGCGGGCACTGAAGAAGTCATCTGTATCACCTCCTCTTCCGTCCACTCCTTGAACTTGATTAGGTCGTAGTTGCGATTGAAGATGGGCTCCACCTCCGACTTGGCCACGTATTCCTTGAGGAGGACTGGGTTGAGGGCGATCTTCTCAGCGGTCTTGTCACCGATGCCTGACACACCCGGGATGTTGTCTGTGGCATCGCCGCGGAGCGCTTTCCAGACCACATAGTCGTATTCAGGTGCTTCCACGAACTTCTTCTGGACTGGGTTATAGAGCTTGAGATTGGGATGGTCCTGCAGGAGCTGGATGAAATCCGTGTCGGAAGAGACGAGGACCCAGTCAACAGCGGAGGAAGATCGTTTGATCAGGTTGGCCAGGGTGTCGTCACACTCGCAGGTGGGGTGGCGGACCACGGAGACCGGAAAGTGCTTCTGAAGGAGGTCCACGATCACGTCCTTTTGCTTGAAGAACTTCTCCAGCTCCTTTGCGCGGGGGTCATCGGGCTCCACCTTACGGTTGGCCTTGTACTCGCCCATCGCCTCGTAGCGATGGACAGGTCGACCTTCGAGTGCCACGTAGATCCGTGTAGGTTTGAACTGATCGACCAGCGCCTTGAACTGACGGAAGAAGTTGAATACTACAGGCGCAGGACCCATCTGGAAGCCGCTTCGGGCACGGTGGGCCTGATTCATGAAATCGATTGCGAGAATGGTCATGCACCTATCCTAACATAGGGTGCTGGCAGTTTGCACTGCGCTGAAGTTTACTTGCGTCCGAGAATGTATTCGACTTTGGTCTTTGTGTATGGTCTAAGCGCGGGATCTGCAAGAAGCGCTGCAGCGCTCTCAGGGTCTAGGCCTCTAAGCTCCGCAGTGACAGCGCTGACTTGCTCTTGACCGCGCTGATAGGCGCGTGCATCATCAGACATCTGATAGTCCCAGTCGACTCTGTTGAGTCTGTTGACGAGGTCTGCCATTTCTACTTCTTCCTTGATGATTTGCTTGAGTTCGCTGAGTCTGATCTTCATGTCTCTCTCCGCTGCTAATTATTCGAGAGAAATGGAATATGGTACGTTTGGGAAGATTACAGAGACTTTATCCTGTGCCTCCACGTAGTCCTTGGCGTACAACGTGAACTCCTGAGTACGGCCATTGGTGTAGAAGAGGTGCGCTCGCCACTTGAGCATGGTCATTCTGACACCCCCAATTCTTCGTTGTCGAAGTGGAAGTACTCATCGATGGCATTGCCGATCTCACGGATTACGTGCTCTCGGATCATCGCCTCCGTGGGATTGTCAGTGTGCTTGTGGGCACGCTGCCAACCCCACTCGAAGCCCTCTTCGAGGGCACGCTGTAGAACTCTGTAGGATTTCACTCTCATTGTTGCCTCACATACTTCTTGATGACGTTGCGACCAGTGCGTTCGACCGGCGGGACAAAGTCCATTTCGAGCAGGTCAAAGAAGTCTTGCTCCTCGTAGACCGGGAGTTGAGTACCGTCAGGCATAGTAGGCATAACTTCTGTCATGCGGCCGCCACCTGACAGCTTCTTCCACCGAGCAAAACATCCAGGAGTGAAGCCGTTGAATGCATTACCGTCAGAACCTGCAGCGCTACCGGTACGCATGAGAAAGAGACCGCCCCAGTTCTCAGGCTTGGCAATAAAGAGGTCGAGGTTCATTCCTTCATTAAGTCGAACACGAACATACCGTGAGTCAGGCTTTGGAGTCCACGGAATGACTCCAGGAACGCTTGGTTTAATCGTTTGACCGACATCGCCTAGCAATTGTAGAAGTTTTTCTCTGTCAGCCACAATAGCAACCAGCTCGATGTCACCAACGACGGGCTTCTCCCGCCGAATAGAACCTGCAATCTCGATCCTATCCATTGCAGGAGCAATGTGATTGCGAACCTTGTCAGCGATGTTACGTGCTTCGGATAGTTCGATCTTGCCAATTCCCATGAATCTAGGATATCATAACAAGATCGAACTTTTCACAAGTTCACGCAACATTTTTAACTTTACGTCAAAGCTGCCACTTCCAGCAGTTTTTCAACATTGTTGATGATGTTGAAATAACAATTTAAAACTTTGGAAGTTTGACTCTTACTACGGATCCGTCAGGCATTGTCACTGTGGAATCATCTTCATGATCTTCGACAACATTTTTTCTATTTAACAAGTGAGACTGCTGAAGCATAGAATCGTTTCTTGTAACGAAATCGGGAAGATTCTGGATTGTTTGTGGTGTGACGTGTGATTTAGGACCCGCATACCACACGTTTGACTTGTCTAAAGCATTGTCTATCAGCTTGTTGACTTGGGCGGTCGCTCTTTGTATTAGTGTCTGCCTGAGAATTTCAGGAGATTCAAAAACTTCTCCATCGACTTGATCGAAAGTTAATTTCGTCTCTTTCTCAGGACCAGCCTGAAGAATGTAACTAACTTCTTCGCCTGCTAGAGTTTTTTTGGTTATGACCTCTACCACTTGCATTGGGTAGACTTGACTTTTCTTGTTGAGAATGAAGAAGAGAACTTGACCAACAGTGTACATAATCAGCCCTCTTCAAAATTCTCTTCTGCGGACTCTTCTTCTTCAGATCCGTCAGAAGAAAGGTGGAAAACGCTCATGGGAGGCGGACCAACAGGAGCAACTATGTAATCCGGAGCTTCATCATTAACAGGGACGTTAGCGGCTTCACAAATGGCAGCAATCTTGTCCCAGAGCTTCTCTTCAAGAAATGCTCTGTCTTCAAGGTCTGCCAAATGCTGGCTGAGAGTCTTATTTACGTCCGGAGGCAAGACGACACTGAACAGATCTCTTAGATGAGCAATTTCTGTGCGAGTGAGTCGCAAATCATAGGTCTTGCGCTTCTTAATCTTTTCCTTCTTCATGGAGTCTCCTGATACCTGCTTCCAGGCTGATTTGGTTCATTAGAATCTGTACACTCAAATTTGTGACTTGTAGCGTGAGGACACCGCTTGTTACCGCACTTGATGCAGACTACCATCCTGTACAATACGGGGTTATCAATTCCAAGTTCAGGCCTGTTGATGCAATTGTAACAAGCGGTACACCTCTCTTCTTCCATCACGCCTCCGCCGGATCTACGAGAGCTTCCATGAAGAGGTCGAAAGTATCCTTGTGATCCACAGAAGACTGGATCTTGACGACCTTAAGCGCAGCTTGAAGTGTCTTCATGTCAAGCTTCTCCGAATATTCCTCTATGACAGATTTCCTGTCCTCCTTGAGGAGTTCCATCTCGTTGTCAATATTTTCAATACGACCTACAAACTCCTTGACGAGATCGCGAAGTGCATTGATCTCATCAGGTTGAAGATGTGCTACGTTGTATTGCTCAGGTGATTGCTTCTTCTTGGGCATGCATCTATGATACTACCCCAACTAGAAATTGTTCAGAGAGACTTGATTTTTTGAATCACTTCCCTAAAGTCTGAAACGTACGGGGACTCTTCTGGAATACCAGCGCTTAAGACACTATCGACCTGTGACTGCAGATTTTTTATGTAGAAGTCCTTCATTGACTTTCTAGTCGCATTTATTAACATTTTTTCTGCAGCTTCTTTTTCTTCTCCCTGAAGCTGTTTAATCTTTTCTGCTTCGGGAATCTTCTTTCCAGTTATGCGCTCAAGATCTTCTATCGTTCTGGAGTCTTTTAGTATTTGAACAGCTTGCGCATAGACATTTTTTAGAGAATTTTTGTAAATTTTGCTAGCAGCATCTTGTATTGCCTGGAAGTCACGAGATCCTGAAAGCGCCTTTCTTAGGAATTTCTTGTTGCTGAGTATCTTTTTTGCAGCTTCTTCCTCAGACACTTCTCTCAAAATGGATTCACCAACAGACTTCCTTCTAGCTGAATCTCCGAAATTATTACTCATAACCTTGTCAAAAAGAGAATCCGAAGCGCCCCCTGTTAAAACAGAAAGCACGTCTTTGGCTACTCCGGGCGCCTTATGAAGAGCCAATGCAGAGAGGGCAAGATCAGGCGCAGTCATGAATGCAACGAAAGCAGCGTCTGTCGAACTGAGCGCCTTGTTAGTGCGTTCATATACGTCCTTGTATTGGCTTCTAATCTTATTGATGTCTTCCTTCTCTTTTCTGAAAATTTCAGAGTATCTGGCTCCGAGAACGGGTATGAGCGTCGTTAAGATTGTAGCAAATCCAACCGTAAGAAGAGTCCTTCCTTTTCTCGTGATTTCCTTGGACTTGCCAACGGCAGTCTTAAAAACGTCAGTGAAGGGAGTTATAAAAGTATTCTTTAAATCTTCTTTGCTACCAAATGCCATTCCGTGTGGACCAGCAGCTGCGGATATGTCACCGGCAGATATGCCGGCGTCAGAGAGAGTAGAAGCTCCAAAGGAATCTTCTGACAGTAAAGTTCTTACATACTCTTTTAAAAGGTGAGAATCAGAATCAGCAGCTTTATTTTTTGACATTTGACGTTCGCTTTCTAGAAGCCACCTTCTTTTCTTTGTCCCCGAGATGTGACAAAACCTGAGATTCTGCATCTGCTGCGAGGCCAATTCTCCCTCCTTGCGTAAAAAATTTCACGCCAAGTGCACTCTTTGGAGAAAAAGTAAAAGCTCCATTGTGATACCAAATTATTCCTTCAGCTTCACCTACAGCAGCTTCAACTGCCGCAGCGCTTATCAAACGATATAATTCTGTGATCGAAAGAGATCCATAAGTGGAAGGGTAAGAATTGGAAAGAGCACCGAGTATCTCTGGAAGAAGTTTGGCGAAATCTTTCATTCCCATCTCAGCAAATTTAGAAATGTCAATGACGCCCGTCCTTGCAATTTGCTTTAAAATGGGGGTGTTGGTAATTAATTTGTCGGAAGTAGAACCCATCTTGCTTCCAACACTCGGCTTACCTTCTTTTACGTGCCAGGTGGCCGTTCCTATCGTCACGTCATACGGGCTGTTAGAGCTTCCTAATTTTGTTTCGGGGAACATTAGCGGTAATGCAAGTTCACCTCTGCCTATTTGAGTACCTGCCGTCACAGAGGTTCTTAAGTCTGCTATCTCTTGAAGGACTTCAGGGACTTCTACGACGCCAACAGGTTGCCTATTTTCTTTGTCTGATAAAATTGCAGATATTTCAGCTGGATAGCTCCTTGAGAAAAATTTCTTCAAAACATTTTGAATTGCTGCATTTTGAGGATAGCTTTCACTCAAGAGTCTTTCAATTTCGATTGCAACTTCAGGATGTTGATCATATCCTGATAGAAAAGATTCTGGGTCAAACTTCTTGATTCCAAGCTCTTTGCTTATGAAGTCTTTCAATAGATCTAGCTTGTCATCCGGTATGTCGTAGTCCTCGTCGCCAATTTTTACATAGGATTCGCTAAGTTCTTCCCGAAGTCTTGCTGAGTGCCTCTTTGCAGAGGAAAGTTCTGACTTTAGTTTTGAAATTAGCCTAGAGTAATTTGCTCGAGCCTCTGAACCTCTACGCTGTCTGTCTCTCCAGCGAACTAGATCTACAATTCTCATTTCGAGATCTTCTATGTGTTCCTGAGAACCCCAGGGTGCCTTACCGTCTGTTACGTCGGCTTCGCGAATTCTTGTCTCAACAAGTAAGCTTACGTAGCTTTTTAAAGCTTCAATCATCTGTGTCTCCGGCTGCATTTTTCATCGCAGCAATCAGGTAATACTTGATGTGAACATCTGTGACGCTTTCGGCGTCTTTTAAGTTGAAAGCTTCTCTAACTCTTTCCACAAGCTGAGAAGAAACATCAACAGATGCGACTTGACCGCTCTTCATGGCTAATTCGACGGTTCTTGAGGCTATCATTTTTCTTACTTCTTTTTTGGAGAAATAGGAACGGGTCCTGATGTATCTTCTGCTGAAGGACTCTTCTCGACCTTGTCTTTTTCAGGTGCCTTTATAACATTCGGCTTAATTGTTCTTTTTTCACCACCAGCTTCTGATTTTTTCATTTCTACGCTAGCGGGAGTGTCGCTGGGATCTGTTGCTTGATCGGGAGATATTTCTCCCGTGACTATTTGACTCAAGCCCTTCAAGAAAGCAAGTAGTGCAGTTTTTTCAGCCTGACTAAGGCTGTTGACGTATTCGTCCATCTTTCCTTCTATTGCAGAATCTTTAAAAGACTTTCCTGCTCGAATAGTGTTGAGTTTATCCACTATGTCTTTCGTGGTAATCTCACCTTTTTTCAGCTTCTCTTTCTCAGAATCGACAGTCTTTGAAGATTGCTGCTGGTCATTTGAAGAAGCTTCCTCGTCTTCTTCTTCAAGCGGAGCTTGACGATTCTTTTCTTCAACAGCGTTTCTATACAGTTTTGACTTGATGCTCTCTTTGACAATCTCTTCGATTGCCTTAGAGAGAGACTTTTTTGTTTGAACCTTTGAGATTTTTTCCATGAGATTGCACCACAGCTTAAATATGATCAGCTTTTGATTAGATCAACGCCAAGAACACACATCTTATTTTGTCTGTCAATTTCGAGCATCTTCGTTGAAGTAACATCAAAGGGGCCTTCAATACATAGCTCATCATTACCAAAGCGCAGGTAGAGCACCCTGCAGGAAAGCTTGCTGTTCGAGACTTCTTTAATGACTTGATATGCTTCATTCAGGCTGGTATATATGTCTACCTTTAGACACTGACAATTATTTTCTATGGAAATTCCTGACAAATTTCCTAGTATTAGATCGAATTCAAATTCAAGAGCAACGACAAAAGAACTATCACTTGGTTTTTCGGTCACTTCTTGGTCGAGGTCTTGTATTCTACCTCGCAAAGAATCACTCATAATAAGTCTATCGTCATCTTGAATCATGGGATAGACTATACACTACGTCTTTGTATAGTTCATCTGCATGTCTTGCATACTCGCGATCGAGCTCAGTAATCTGATCTAAATTATGTGTCTGAAGCGTGAGAGTAACTTCTTCATACTGCACAGTGATCGTGGCGTGATGACCAGCTTTTTCTTCGTGGATTAAAAGCTGTCTTACGAAGTCATTTCTTAATTCATTAGAAATAAACTTAAATGTCTTAATAAGAGAATTATTTGACTTTTTCCATCTGTCAGTCGCTATGACAGGTACGTCTTTCCCACGAGGAGTAACAGGTAGCTTGCCAAAGTCCATTGGCCTTCTTGCTCTATCAAGAAACTCTTCGTGAAGACGTCTCAGGTGACTCATAAAATGACACAGCCTCCAACAACCGCAGCCTCGGTGAAAGAGGATCCGTGGGTCCAAACGTTCTTCTTTCTATCGATCACGCAAGAGCCTCCCTTGAACTTGAGATCGCGCTCCTTGCCTACACGGTTAGAGACAACCACATTAGCGCTTGTCTCCTCGGCGAGTTCGACCCACGTGGAGTCTGGATAACCATAGTCAGATCCCCAGTTTGTGAGAAGTGCGATCGTGTCCACTGAACCCTTCTTGTAGAAACGCTGTTCGTTCTTGTAGAACTTATACGAGTCTCTGTAATTGTTCATCACGTCGCGACAGATTAGGACACCTGTGCGACCTGCTCGGGTCACGATGACTGGGTGGAGCTGTTCAGAAGACTCAGCCCAGAGGTTGTCTGAGCCCCATAGATTGTGCTTCTGGCAATTCCCAACTAATCCGCTTGGTCCAACAATGGCTGCAGAATTATAGAATTTTCCTTCACACACCTCAACATATCCGAACACGATGTGTGTATTGAAACGCTGAGCTATAGGAAGGAATGCTTCAGTCTGGTAGCCGTTCTTGTTCTGCGCGCAGTCCGCGGCTTCTCGCTTGCTGTTGAGAACGTAACCGCTAAGGCACAACTCTGGGAGGACGACCAGAGATGCACCTTTAGCGGCAGCCTCGAAAACAAGCTGAGTGGCTGTCTGGAGATTGGCATAAACATCGTGCAATTCGGGCTTGAACTGCACGGCGGCTACGATAGGAGTTTCCATCATTCCTCTTCAGCACATCTCGTGCAGATTCTTGGATAGCCTTTGCCGCCGTTTGACTCGTATTCCTTCTTGTCGCTGAGCTTCATGTTCTTGCCGCACTCAGGACATTTTGGACCCGACTCAGTCTTCTTTTCAGTAGCTTCGCTGACCTCGCCGGCGGAGTTCACGTATGGAGCTCCTGGAGCGACGAGGCGCATCTCACGCTTGACGTACTTGTCAAGGAACTCACGGAAACCGTCAAGCTCAGACACCATGTTCGGATGGTCTTTCATGAGCTGTACGTCAGCAGAAGTGAGCTCACCCGAGCTGTTGAGAAAATCAATGTAATCACTCATAGCTTTGAGGACAACAATTTGAAGATCGTCTTGATCCATTTTCGAAGCAAACTTGACCTTTGCCATCGCTTTTTCTGCAGCCTGTTTTGCACCCGACTCAGAAGCGTATCCAAGTTCCTGAGCTATCTGCTTGAAAGATGCACCGCCAATGTCTGTCTGCATAACATTCTTTCTCTCACGACCAGCCGCAGGTGCGTCGGCTCTAACCATGGGTGCAGCGTCTTCATCATCTCGCCACTTATCCATCACGCCCTTGAGCTTGGACTTTCTCTTTTCGAGGTTACGCATATATTCTCCGCCATGGACTCCCGCTGGGATCTTTTTGACGGGAGGAAGCTCAGCTTCCTTTAGTATTTTACGGATCACGGCCCTAACTGTCTCTTCGACCTTCTTGTCGTTCTTCATTTGTTCGTCCTCTTCTTGTGTTTTTTCGATTGCATCTTTCATAGCGCTAAAGATGTCTTCAGCACAGTCATCAGATATGTCGTCAATCATGCCAGACAAAGCAGCACGTAATTCTTTTCTATTTGCAGGTTTGAAGTTGGAATTTTCTGGATTAGTGACTGCAGCTGACGGATCTACAACAGCAGAGACTGAAACAGGGGAGTCTGAGAGATCAGACGTAGACTCCCAGCCGACCGAAGGATTCATCATGGATTCGCGTATAAGCTCTCTAATTGCTTTTTCTGTCGTAATGATCTTCATCTCTTGCTCAAATTGAAAGATTGCAGTGAATTGCAGCAATTTGGATTACTACATTAACTGCTATGTTAAGTATTATTCATACATCAATTAGAAACTTGTCCTATTGCATATGCAGTTGCAATTGTGAAAATTACAGAGCTTGCAAATCCAATTCCAAACCATGTCGATCTGCTGGGTATGCTGCTTTTTAATTCAAGAAGTTCTTGCTCTGATCTAGCAAGCTCTTTCTCTAGCAATCGCACTTTGTTCTCACTTGAAGAAATTCTTGCGTCTTGAATGCTCTTTTCAGTAAGACACTTTGATTCCTGCTCTTTTAAATCAAAAAGTAATTTTGCTCTAGCAATACTGACGGCAGTGTCGACCTCTAACTTAAGTCGACTTTCAAAGACATTGTGGTCTGTTATTATTTTTATGGCTGCTGGTGGTGATAATAATATTCCGGGAAATGGAGCTGACTGACCTTTTGACATGGGAAACAGAAAGGCGGCGTCTTCTTGCACATTGCTTTCAATTTTTTGTGCAAGGGCTCCTGAAGAAGTGAGAGTAACTAGCAAAAAGAAGATATAGTTTTTCATTTCTATCGCTTTGGAGAAGAAAGAACAGGAATCCCCAGTGCTTTGCTCATCTCTAAGCTTAGTCCTGCAGGATCTTCTTTGTATTTTTGTAGAAGCTTTTTGCTTTCTTCAACTCTAATATTTTCGATTTCTTTAAGTTTTTCTTCATGCTTGAGCAGAGAATTACTCAAATCTTCCTGCAGCTTTTTTAGATTTTCTTCGTGGCGTTTTCTCTCTTCAGCTTGAGAAGATAGAATCTTTCTCAATTCAGCATCGTGTATGTCCTGCATCTCTCTCAGCTTCTCAGAAGTCCTGACATTCTCTGATCTCAGATTTTCAGATACGCGATTTAGCAAGAATGCTGCAAGAAGAACTATGCATGCAGGTAAAATTGCAGGCTTCAAAAAATCATAGAGGCTCTTGAAAAAAGAATTCATTCTAGTTGGGCTTGTCAGGCTTATTTTTAGATATTGAAGGCAAAGAAGAATCAAGTCCTGTTTCTGCTTTCGTCTTCTTTAGAAGAAATTCTTGGACAACATATAAGTCGCTTATTGCCTTATTCTGATTATCAAGTGCAACAATAATTGACTCTATCGATCTCATGACTTGTGAAAGTTGCTGAGTTAACATGCTTACAGCTTTAGAAAGCATGTCAACATCTTGTGGCAAGTCTGCACTTTTCTTCAAGAGAGATGCGAGAAAATTCAGCACTCCTTCATTTTTTTCATTCGGGGGATCGTTGTTCGTTGTCATCGGATTCTTCAAGAAGATTGTACAATATCTCGCTATTGATATTGCTAATCTTATGATTTTTATCGATCTTTTCGAGACTGTTAATTAATTTTTTCTTGGCAATTTTTTCAAGGAACTTTTCAGACTTGGTGCTATCCGAAACGGCAAATTCTGCTGCTTCTTGAAAAAGATCTTGCATTGTAATGCCATGCCTAAAGAGTTTTTCTCTAAGAAGCGTGTGAGTTTCACGAGATAGTTTAACGTGAACACTCTTCTTGTTAAAAAAGATATCGGTCCTCAAGCCCCGCCAGCTCCTCCCATGGGACCTGCGGCACCAGCCTTAGGTGCCTGCACTTCATCGTCTTTCTCGGACTCAGACTGTCCTATCTCTATGCCATATGACTCTTGCAATTCAGCCTTAAATGCCTGAACGGCATCTCCCTCGTAGTTCTCAGAAAGATAGTTGGCAGCCCTGCGAAGTATTGTGTTCTTGACCTCGAGCAAAGAATCATAATTCTCAACAAGCCTCATGACATCTGAAACGAATGATCCCATGCTGATGTCTTCCAGTTTCGCCTTCTGCGGCTCTTCGGATTCCTCTTCTTCAGCTTCAGTTAGTTTACGCCAGTCCCATGTCAACTTGTTATGTGTGACTGATTCAAACTTTGCCTTGCTTTCTTCTTTTGCCTGAGATTCATACTGTGAGAGGTACTTGTCGATCTGAGAATCGACAGAATCTTCACCCGACTCCTTCTTCGGTTCTTCGTCAGCCTCTCGGAGAAGCCGCGCAAGTTCTTTCAAAGAATTCATCACTTCACCACCGTTGCGATCGCCTCTGCTCTCTTGAAGCGGTCTTCGATGACCTGCCAGTTGAACTCACGCATCTGGGCGATGAGGTAGCTCTTCTTGTCGCTGAGGTAATCTTTATAGTATGCGTGCTCCCACATGTCCATGACGATGACTGGATAGAAACCGATAGGAACATCTCCGCTGTGGTGTGAGACCATGAAGTTAACATACTTCTTCAGGAACATGTGGTAACCGCAAACTGCCCATCCACTGCCTGCTGAAAGGGCACATGCCATGAAGTCACGTTGCCAGTCATCGAATGTACCAAAGTCTCTCTCAAGCTTGAGGTACGAGAGGGAGTCCATCACAACTTCACTGTGGGGATCAAAACAGTTTGCGAAGTAAAGCTCATGTAGCCACGTTGCGTTGAGGTTGTATGTCTCGTCGAGCTTGAGAGAACGATAATCAGAATGACGAGAGTTTACCTCTGATCGATTGGCTGTGTCAAGCTTTGCTGACACCTTGTTCAGAGATTCAATGTAACCCTTATAAAGCTCGCTATGAGAATCTTTGGTCTTCTGAGACACAAACTCTGAAACTTGCTTGAATTTCTTCTCTTGAGCGACATAAGACTCATCAAGCTTTTCTAAGGATATCTTCTCTTTCTTAAAGTGATCCTTTATGCTTTTTTTAACAATTCCGTCGACGTCGACGCCAGCAAGCAAATCCTTCTTATCATATGACATATTCGTTCTCCAGTGTGTCTTTGTCAACAATGAATAGCTTTCCCTCGGGTGTCTTAAGAATGGCATCTCTCGGTCCCACAGAAACTACCGTATATAAAATACCGTTGCGCTTAATTTTTAAGTCGGGTGAAAGAAGTGTCTTTTCTTTTCCGTCAACATTACCTTTAAAAGTAGCATCAACTTCTTCTGTAAGTCGAGCGAGTCTTGTTTCCCATTCTTCTCTCATAATTCTTATGATATCTGCGTCTTCAAGCTTCTTCATGACTACTAAATATAACGTCAGAAAATCTATTTACGACAATGCCGCACGTTCGCAATATAGTCAATCCTGACACGTCTCTATATTCTTGATCATAAACTACTTCAGATATGTTGGCGTTCACTATTAACTTGGCACATTGCTGACACGGAGAGTGGGTCAAGTACATGATCTTGTTGCGATTGAAATTGTAATCACATTTGACCAAGGCATTGACTTCAGCGTGAATAAATCCACTGTGTCCTGGATCATTTGAGTCTGGTTGATGTGGACCACCTCTGTAATTTCCATTGTATCCAAGAGCAAGCAGCCTTGTGTTATCATCGGATACAATGATTGTGCCTACCTTTAGCCTTGGGTCATAAGACCTTTCAGCTACAGTCTTGGCTATGGTCATCCACGTCTGATGCCACGTAGGTCTATTGACTTCCATGTATTTTCTGTCTCTGGTCTATGGAGAGGTGGTGTGAATAGCATCTCGGCTCATACAGTTCTGAACCGCCAACTTCTATTTCTTCTCCTCCTGTCTGTTTCTTGTGCGTATAGTGTGCATCTCTACCACACACAGTACAGACTGCAGTGCATTTCTCGACCTGGGTTGCCCAAACTAGCATTTTTTCTATTTCGCTAAATGGTTTTCCTGCAGCTGACATTTCAAGAGAAGAAACAACTATTGTGAATCCATAAGTAAAAAGCCACGTCAAAGCATCTGCTGAACCTGGTATCATAAAAGCTTCATCGACTGCAACAACGTGCGGTTCTTCATCGAGGCTTGTCAGATATTCAAGTATTTCAGCCCCTGTTTTTACACATACGGCCGGGACCTTCCAACCGCTATGAGTGGCAACTTCACTATAGCTGTATCTATCGTCTATATTTGGCTTAAAGATTACAATCTTTTTATGCTGATATTTGTATTTTTCAAGAGTTGAAAGAAGGCGACTTGTTTTTGAAGAAAACATTGGCCCGCAGTAAACAATAAACTCTGGGTTATTTAGCATTTCTTTACCTCGTACCCTTTTACGATATCCCAGTTCTCTTCGTACCAAGCTATTGTTCTATCAAGACCTTCCCAAAATTGAACTTCAGGAACATATCCAATTTCTGACTTAATCAAAGACAAGTTTGCGTGCGTGTGCATCACATCACCAGGTCGCCAAGGAGCTGTAACATACTTTGCATCTGGATACTTTTTAATTAAAAAATTAAGAATTTCTATGTTTTTCGTTTTGCTTCCACACGCGACGTTAAAATAATCTCCGTGAAATTCTTTTTCAGAAATGGCTGCCTTGTAGAAGGCCTGCGTTGCGTTGTCTACGTAACATAAGTCTCTTGATTGTGATCCGTCTCCGTCAGATCTCATGGGTTTTCCGCTTTTTATCGCAGTTAACCAGGCAGAAACAGCAGTTGAGTAAGGAGATCCGCCAAGCTGTCTAGGACCGAATACATTGAATAATCGCAAGCTTGCAGATTCAAGCTTATAATGCATCCAATATTGAATCAAATAGTCTTCTACGATAGACTTTTGCAAAGCATAGGGTGACTTAGGATTCTTCTGATATTCTTCTGAAGTAGGTAAAGTATCAGCGCCTCCGTAAACAGAAGAGGAGGAGGCAAATATAAATCTCTTTATATTCTTATTTGTGCAAGCATTGACTAAAGAAAGAGTCTTGGTCACGTTTGTTTCATGTGACTCAAGTGGGTGGTCGACAGAAAAAGAAACTCTTGGAATTGCCGCCAAATGAAAAACGTAGTCGTATGTTTTATCCTCAATCTTCCGCAAAACTTCTCTGGAAGAAAAATCGTCGCAAAGAAATTCTTTGACAGACGGATTGACGTATTCCTTGTAACCGCTAGCCAGATTATCTACTACGGTGACTTCCCAACCATTAGAAATTAATCTGTCGGTCAAATGACTTCCAATGAATCCTGCACCGCCTGTTACTAATGCTCTTTTTTTCATAGGGTTAATTTAAGCTATTTTAGAATTCTTTTTATAATTTGAGTCTTGAATTTTTCTGGGAATTCAAATTGATCAGCATAATAAACGATAGACTCGTTCCACTCTTTCACCAGATGAGATTCTTCAACACCTGCCATGTCTTGTTCAATCTCAGTCCAGATTCTATGCAACAATTTCTTGTCGTTGATTACGTTGAAGTCTTCAGAAGCTGCCTCTACAAGATAGACAAAATTTTCAAAATTCTTAGGAGGTAATCTCCTCTCAATTACGATCTTTTTTATCTGATCCTGAAGAGAATCCCTGATAATTTTCTTTATTTGATAAATGTCCATAAAGTAATTATCAAGTTTTCCAGAAGCTGTAGAGATTCTTCTCTACTTCATAAGGCATTAACTTGACAGGACGCTGAGGCTGTGATGCAGCCCAGACAAACATTTTCTCTATTAGATCTTCGAAGTTTGTGTCATCTTTAAAGTTGAGATGTTCAATGGCTTTAGAATGATCACAATAGGCAATCTGAACTTCATCTCTTGCCTCAAGATGAACTACGCTTGTAGTATAGCCAAGTTTTTGAGCAACAGAGCAGAACATCTTTGAAGCCTCTAGAATCGATATCTTAGAATCCGCGCCAATATTGTAGATCTCTCTATCACCTAGTGTCATCAAAGATTCAAAAGGCTCCATGTAATACTTGATGTCAGAAAAAGACCTGATCTGGGAACCGTCACCGTAGATGGTAATGGGCTGACCAGACAATGTTTGTCTAATCCAGATTCCAAGTACATTCCTGTATTTATCCCAGATATTCTGGTATATGCCGAACACGTTGTGAGGTCTTACTACCGAGTAGTTGAGATCAAATAAGCGAGAAGCGTGCTTCAGATCGAGCTCAACAGCGTATTTTGCAATTCCATACGGATCTTCAGGAGAGGGAACCATATCCTCTGTGTAAGGTGAGCTACATTCACTCCCGTAGACATCCATCGAAGAAGAAAATATTATTTTCTTTACACCGCCATTAATGCAACTGTTGATAACATTTGCAGAAGCAACCACATTGTTGGTGTAATTGAAGCTTCTAATAAAAGGACTCAATCCCACGGCAGCATATGCAGCAAAATGATAGACATAGTCTGGTTTTGTGTCTTTGAAAATCTGTCCCACATTTTTTTGATCCGCTAAATTTACCTGGTGGAAAACCAGGCGTGAATCAACGTTTTCAACATAACCTCCGCTAAGATCATCAATTCCAAAAACTTCGTGACCCTTGTCCAGCAGATGACGAGTTAGGTGAGATCCCAATAGACCAGCGCAACCTGTTACAATTATTCTAGACATGAAATGAATTATATCTTGTCGTTACGAACGTGGAGACTATTATAGCTTACGTCTAGAAGAATTTTACTAGGTTTCCAACTAAAAAATCTTGCAATTTCTGTAGAAAGATGAGACAAAAATCTCAAATCGGGAGAACCATTTCCCACAGAATCTGTGCTTCTTAATTGACAAATGACTTTTAGATTGCCTTGTCTGTTAAGAAAATGTATTGAAGATATACACGTATCGCTAGAATAATAAAAGCGACGCGTGTCAAGATTCTGAGGAGTTTTATAAGGATTGTCTCCGGCAGTCTCTCTAGAGATGATTTCTTTACACTTGCTCAATATCTCCTTAAAGTATTGAGCTTCATGCTCAATTTCTAGACAGTCTACGTCGCTGTACTCTGGGGGTAGATTAAACCTTGCTCTAAACTGAACTTCTGCTTTCTCGTCCAATTTAGTCCACATTCTACTGAGAGAGCCAAAGACGGAAGGCGTAAGTTGCTCGTACTGATTTAGTGACTTCAAAGCCCTAGAAGTTAGAGATTCTCTATCGAGTTCTTCCCTGATGACAAGAACGTTGGGCAAAAAAGAAATCTTCTTGACTTCATCTTCAAAAATGTCGTGGAGGCGAACAAGGGAATCCTTGTCTTGAAAATCATCTCCTCTAACGCTAAGACGATCTATTAAAACATCTTTTGCAGGTAATAGAACGATAAAGAAATTGTTTCCATCACACAGCTCTTCTCTAAGCGAATTTCTCAGATCTTCAGCAGCTGGCCTGTCGTACAGTCTAGCATAGCATAGCGTAGACAGATACGACCTGTCTCTAATATTCCTTATGTATGAAGTTGCCTTATTGAGGTTGGAATATAGAGAAGTTTTTCCGCTACAATCAGGGCCTTCTATAACAACGTAATTGACCGGTAAGAATGTCATGCCATTTGCCTCATCTTGAAAATAGATGTAGAAAATCCCCACTGTGCGTCGTGCTGAGCCTTGCAAACCCACAAAGTATAGGGAAGAATATCATCTTGTGGGGTACCCCATACTCTAAGCCTTGCAGTTCTGAATGTATTGTCAAGTGTCTTGATTGCATAAAAGACTTTTCCGTTCTTTGTCTTCTTCTTCTCGACAGAAGAAGCGCAGAACCAGCCTATGCCCTCAGATCCTGCAGGAATATCGTGAATACTGTAGACCTCTTTTTCCTCCACTTTCCGCATAACGTCCGGTGGAAACATTAAATCGCCGTCGACAGTTGAAGTCAGTTCGTATCTCACGCTTATCTTTTCAAATCTCTCCCAGTCTTCAACAGTCGAAAGTTCTTCTAGTAGAAAATCGAGTATAGGCATCACAGGCTCACCAAGCTTCTCCTTCTTCTTTAGCTGAGAAGCAGTGAGACCGTAATAGCCCTTTCTAAGGGTCTCATAGTTATCGCCCTCTGTCAGGGCCATCAAGACCTGCCTATGGTTTGAAACCCTCCCGTACTGAAAGTCTTCAAGGGATTCAAGCCCTTCGATCTTACAAAGAGATGTTAGAACCGTCTTGTTAATCTTACTCGGCTTCCATTCTCCGTTATCGTTGAACAGAATGTCGCTAAGATTCTTGTAGGGTCTTGAGTAAATGATTTCGTCGACTGCGGCCGCACCGATACCTTTCACCGATGTAAGCGGCGGAACAAATGCTTGGGCTTCGTCAGAATATTGCCACTCTTTGCCAGAATAGTTGATATCGATCTTAGAGAAGGCGTACCCAATCGTCTTAATCTCAGAGATTGCCTTGGCTAGTGCGTCGGGATTACTGTTTTCCGACTGTAGAATTGTAGCGAGCCATTCTTTCTCGTAATGGGTGTGTAGCCATGCTGCATAGTAGGAGTCAAGTGCATAGGCAACCGAGTGAGACTTGTTAAAGCCGTACAGAGAGAAGAACTCGATCTTATCGAACAGCTCGTGCATCATCTTTTCGGGAAGATTATGAAGGCGTTTCGCACCTTCAACAAACTTCTCACGGAGTGCTGCACGTTCGCCACCCTTCTTGTCTGCCGTGTCGAGAGACTTCTTGACAAGAGTTTTTCTCATTTGGTCGGCTTCACCCTCAGTGAATCCTGAAAGTTCCATTGCAAGAAGCATGAATTGCTCCTGGAATGTGATGAATCCTCTCGTTGCGCCGAGAACCTTCTCGATGAGAGGGTGATCGTACTTGATCTTCGATAGATCCTTACCAGCATCGACGTACATGTTGTGCACGTTCGCCTTGAGAGGACCAGGTCGATAGATTGCTGTTACCGCAGCAAGTTCGTCGATGTTATTAGGCTTCGCCTGCATGCAGAATTTGCGTGCGCCGCTGGCGGTAAATTGGAAAACTCCAACGAAGTTTCCTTTATGGTAAACATGCTCCCAGACCTTGGGGTCGTCCTGCTTCACGTATCGGCAGTTGAGATGCTTGTCAAAGAATGCTTTGGTGTCTGTAAATGAAGGATTAGGATTACCCTCTTTGACAAGGATGCGTCTAATGCAGTTCTCTACGTCCTTGAGAAGCGTGAGACCCAAGAAGTCGAACTTAAGGAATCCGTTCTCCTCGAGGTTTCTGAAGTTCATGCCTTCAGACCAGGGAGTTTGTAGTTCACCACGGACACCAATGATTGGCATCGTAGCAGCCAAGTCATCAGGATCTGCAACGAGAACGCCACCTGCATGTCGACCTACAGATCGATTCTGCATGAAGAGCGTCTCAACGTGAGCAGCGACGTCGGGATACTTCTCCATGAACGCACGGTATTTCGGAGAATGCTTCATGCAGTCCTCATGCTTCAGGACGAAAACAGACTTTTCAGTATCGTCATCTCGGGCAAGGTTCATCACCTCATCCTGAAGCGGACCTGTCATCTCGTTAACTTCCTCGAAAGGAACACTGTAGATCTTAGCGATGTCCTTGACAAGCGACTTAAGCTTCAAGGTATTGAAGTTGGAGACGGGTATGACGGCATCGTCGCCGAACAATTCTCGAGCTGCGTCGATCAGAGCATCTCGGTCACCAGCATCGGAGTCAATGTCAGGCCAAGCTACTTTCTGTCGATTGAGAAAGCGTCCCCAAAGCAAATTGTAGGGGATGGGATCGATCTGCGTAATACCAAGAAGAAAATTGACAAGAGATCCTGCGCCGCTGCCTCTTCCTGGGCCGAGGAGTGTCTTTGCCTCGGCCTTGTGGAAGATCTTATACATCGTCACGAAGTAAGAAGCGTGCCCAAGGAACTTGATGTCAGACAACTCCATCTTCGCACGTTCAACGTACTCAGGCTTGTCAGCGAGACCTTCGCGGACGAGTCCTTCCTTGACAAGTTCTGTGAGCTGCTGGAATGTAGACTTCTCTGGTGTATCTAAGTGAGGTAGTTTCGCCTTCGTAGGAATCCAGGTGTCTTCGCACTCCTGCCAGGCGAGGTCGTGAGTACGCTCGATGGAATCTCTAACTAATTCTTCTGTCCCTCTGTAGAAGTCGTACTGTTCGTAGGACGCCTTGTACTCGTCCCACATCTGCGAGGCATTTTTGGGGTACAGCTCACACTTGAGATCTTCAAATTTAGGAAGAGCAGACTGTTCTAGCTTGGCACCCATCCACCCAAGCTTCTTGTACAGCTCGCGAGCCTGCCATTTAGAAGGATCCGGGTAGTGAGAATCGCAGGTTGAAACGAGCGGGATACCTGTCTTCCTGTGAAGTTCTATGAGATACTTGTTAACAGTGTGCTGTTTTTCAAGCTTATTGAATTGCAGCTCGAGGAAAAAGTTGTTACGCCCGACAGACTCTACAAATCTGTCTGCTACATTCTCAATGTCATTGAGAATCTCGATCTCAGACTTACCGTGAGCCTCACCGAGCAGAATTTTGGAAGAAAAATAGCCGCCGAGGCAGGCGGTCGACCAGATGATGTCGCTTCCATACTTCGACAAGAGATCAAAGTCAATTCTTGGGTATCGATAGAATCCATCCTTGTATGACAGTTTCACAAGTCTGTAGAGGTTTGCGAGACCGTTCTTGTTTTTTGCGACTGCCACCAGGTGGTAACGTCGTTGCCAATCTTTCGATTTAACGTCGACCGTCTTGGTCTCATTCTCGTCCTCTACGACAAGACCTCCCTGTTCTTCTTCGTCTGCATCGACGTCTGTAGGAGTCTTTGCTCTCTTCTCTGCCTCAGCAGCGGTCTTGGCGTCTTTGATGGACTGTTTATGAGCTTCGTAGTCGATCGACCACTGAGACAGAGATGGAACGAAGTAGAACTCAACACCGTAAAGCTGCCTATACTTAATGCCCTTCTTGACAACCTTGGCAGCAGCGTTTTTAGCGTGGGCGTGTCCGTTGCCGTTGCCGTGATCTGTCAAAGCCCAAGCATCCATGCCTTGAGACTCTGAGGTGACAAATGAGATATGGGATTCAGGATAGCCGAGTCCGTCGAAAGTGCTAAATCCTGAGTGGGAGTGTAAACCAACAAATCGTGTCGGCGGCCTGATTTCATCCAGCGTCTTGATGAGACTTGACATGGTGTTATTGTAATGCAATCGTATTTTACTTTACACTAAAAGAGCGGCCCGAATGGACCGCTCTTGAAACTATGATCTGATTAGATCACTCAATTTCCTTGTCGTAAGGCTCGTAGAGCATCTTACCTGCATCACTGCAACGATTGAGGTAATCCTCGAGCTGCTCGAAGGTAGTACACACCTTGATGCCAGATCGACTGAGCATCAAGTTGAACTTAGCACCTTGCGGGAGATTCTCGCAGAAGTAGATGATCTTGCGATCTAGAGCGAATGCTGCGCCGGCCTCCCAGATCGTGCCAATGTCTCTGTACGTGGTGTTGACGAGGGTGAAGTCACACTCACGGATGTGCTTCATGTTGCCCTTAAACACGTTGTCCTGAACCTCTAGAGAGGCGTCTGGTGGGCATACGAAGATCCGGCGAGGCGAGGCGAGCTCGATCCAGTCAGAACGACTGTCGAACACTGCCTCGAGCTTCGTGAGCTGCTTGTCTTGGTCTGGCGAAAACCAACCGCTTGCGAGGTAAACAGCTTGCTTACGATCAAACATTATTGACTCCTCTTCTTAAATTCGTTTCTGCGTGCTTCCATCTCTACCCAAACATCATCGTGCGTGAGGACGATGCTGAGACACTGTGTCACTGCATCTGTGATCTGATCGTTGATGCCCTTTGGCATGCTCATGTTCTGCATAACGTGCGTAATGAGTTCGAGATCGTCCATCTTCTTCATGTTACTTGTTACCCTTCCAGGCATCGTGTTGTGCCTTAAGTCCATCCCAGTCTTTCATATCTGCGTTCCACAGTTCGGTGAACCTCTTCTGTGGACCATCTCCGTGCGTACCGTTGATTTCCTCCCTCGTGCACTGGTAGATCGTGTCGTTTGGGTGGAACTCAAACTTGTCGTTCTTCGGAATTGGCCAGTATAGGTTAGTGCCACGAGACACGAACTTGTCACCTTCCTTCACTCGGAAGGTCTTGATGTAGTGCATATCGGGCTTGTTGAAGTCAATCACCGAGGTAAATTCAGGAATTACCTTGGCAACTTCCACCGCCATTCTCGATGCCAGGAGGTTATCGGCAGCAGGCTGGATCTGTGTGTCCATGCGCTGGTAGATGAAACCGATGAGGTCCTTGAGGGAGAGGCGCATGTAGTAGAACGAGGTCATGCACTTCGGAAGAACAAGACGTGCATCCATCATAGAGACTACCTTGGAGTCGACCATCTCAGCATACAGTTCCTTGGAGTCATTCACGATCTTCTCCCATCGGCGAAGGAAGTCAGGGGAATTCTGCACAGGCTCTGGGATCACGACGTCATCATCACGAAGGTCACGGTCACCAGTACACTGGGCGGCGAAGGTGCCGGCTCGGTGACGGATGATATGGGTCACCTCCTGGAAGGACAGGCCACTGAGTCGGAAGGTGAATCCGAGGCATTCCATTGGGGCAGGAAGAGTGCGACCACCGAACACGTCCTCGAGGTTCTTGGATAGTTCTTGCTGAGACACACCTTCTGTCGGGTCGATGTCAGGACGGTCTGCCCACGTGGCCTTGACGTAGTGCCATGCCACGTTCCACGCCTGTTGGCGGGTCGGATGATCGACAAGTTCCACTTTGAGGGCGTCGAGGTTATTGAGGAAAGTGGTCTTCGGTTCTTGACCGAACTTGAGGACCATTGGGAGTTCGATTGGTTCTAGGTCTTTGTTGATGGGCATGGTTTCTCCGAAAAGAGGTGCGTCAATGGCATCATTATAGACACCAAGGAAGAGATATTACAATAGCTGGTTAAGTGCGTCAAGGAAAGATTTTTGTAGAAAATCTGGTATTGCTCTGCGATAGTCTACTGGGCGGAAGGCATGTCGATCAACAGCAACGTTGAAGTGATTGTCATGATCTGGTGTGTCTGCACGGTGCGTGTGACCGTGAACGACATGCTCGACCATACCCAGAGTAGAAATGTCTAGCCCACGAGAAATTGCGTCTTCGAGAGGATAATGTACGAGCAGAACTCCCCCAAGATTAACGTGTGTGAGAACTCTCTCGAATCCGGCGTTCAGATACCATCCGTCAGGAAGGTGATCATGATTGCCTCTAATCAGAATCTTTCTACACCTGAGCGACTGTATGATCGATAGTAATTCTTCGTGTCTACCCTTGAGACTTGCTGTAAGATCTCCCACGAAGATCATTAAATCTTGAGAATTTGCAACTGCATTTAGCGAAGCAAGCATCTCACGATTCATGTGATCGACGTCAGAAAAGGGTCGACCACAATACTTGATTATGTTCTCGTGAAAGAAGTGGTGATCTGAAGAAAAGAATACATTCATGCCTTGATTACAGATCTTACATAAGATCTGATCAAGTTTTCATTCTTAGATTTAGAGGAAGAGATACTCGACATCGCACGCCAGACTCCGAGCTTCTCTTTCTTTCCGAGCCAGTCCGGTAGATTTTGAATGAAACTCTGTGAGTCACCAGAACTGAGATAACCTCTCATTGCAGTTCCGCTGATGCCTCCCGTAGTAGATCTAGATACTGCAATTGGAACTATTCTGCCCTTCATCTCTGGGTTCTTGGCAAGAATGGCATCTACCCTCTGTTGTGCATCGTTCTCGCCTGCTGAGTCAACTCCGCCGTAGAGACGAACTACAGTCTTCTTGCCCCTGCTGACAAGGTCCTTCGCAATCAGAAGCGCCTCTCTCATAGGGGCATCCGAGAATCTAATAATAACTTTATCTCCGTACTGAGATGAGATTCCCGGGATATAGAAGTCACGCCACAACGGAATCATGTCCTCAGCGGTAACTTCTTCTCTTCCTCCCGTAGAAACAAACACTATGACAGAATCATTTCCGTCAGAGACTGCCTGTCGTATAAGAGAGTCGTGGCCTGCATGGAAAGGTTTAGCAGCCATCGGTATAACAGCAACTTTGTTGGCCCTGTGTGAGCCCGTGCCAAGAAGTCTTAACTTTGCAGTCAAAAACACGTCTTCCTGCACATTTATGACAGACTTGACCGGATGCGTTGGAAGATCATCGCTCAGGCCATAGACCTCTGACGAGAGACGCTGAAGCATCTCAGAAGGATCGCCGGGAGGTAGACGGTCTAGAATGTCATCGACGAGTTCATTAACGAGACGCCAGTATGCTGTCTCCTCATCCTCAGTGCCTTTGTAGCGGGATTGTTTTGCGCCGCGAGCATCTTTGCTATGTTGGTCTGCCGCTAGAACCTTGAGTAGTTGCTTCTCAGACATATCGTCATCTCCGACTTGAAGAACAACTCCTTCCGCAGGGCCGCCGAGTGATGACTCAAGCTGAGAGAAGACGTCTGCAGCCAATTTGACTATAGACATAGGGTCAGAAAAATCTGTTTCTTTAAATCCTTTAGAGAACAACTCGCGGAGTGAGGGATCGATGCATCCTTTAATGATTGACTCACGAGAGGAAAGATTTCCGTCAAAAACTACAGGGAATGCGCCTAGCTGCAAGATCTCTCTATGTCTGTTGAGCTCTTCGGAAGAATCTATGAAGTTTGATGAAGAAAAGAGCTGACCTCTAGAGACTGCGTACTTAGTAGGACCGAAACCGACGAGATACATGCCGTGTTTTCGAGCATAATCTCTCGTAATGGTAGGCTTGTTCTGCACAAACTCCACAAAAAATTCTGTGTTTGTGGGAATCGCCGCTGTACCTGGATGCACTTTTCTTAGGTGGTCGTGAACAAATTTATACTGAGAAGTACCGAGTGCTGCTGACTTGATGTCTTTGTCGCGCTTTTCAAGACCTTGAAATTCCGTGGGATACAAGACATTACCCTTGTAGGCGACTATCCAATTCTTTGTGTAATCTTGATTAAACTTCTGGTCGTTTCGAATGAGAGTCAGCTTAGTACCGTCGACCTTTTCGACAGCAACAATGTGTTTCCTAACGAAGTCTGCCGCCTTCTTCGGATTTGTAATTGCTTTCGATAGAGCCTTGATCGAAATGTCAAGCATTGATCTTTATGCCTCTTCGTCTAAATGTTTCTGCTACTCTTACTTTATATTTCTTGTAGTAGTCGCTTTGCAACTTCTCAAGTAGGTCTTGATGACTTTGAAGGAATGGAAACTTCTGCATGAACAACGAGACAGCACCCATTTTTGCAGATCTGTCAACTTCTGGATTGTATGCGTCGAGAGCTTGCCCTTGCCCAAAAAGTTTGTCATTTACGAAATCTAAAAATACTGAGTCTATCTGCGAGTCATCAAGGTGATCCGACATTAGCTGAAGTATGCCAACGAAGGAATCGAGGAGTTGCAATTCATTACCTACTGGTTCCTCGCCGAATATTAGCGAGAATATTTCTTTCTTGGTCCTGGCATAAGTAGAAGAACTGGTTGGGATCTCTTTGAATGCTCTCATTCCGTTCACAATGACGGGAGAACCATCGGGCAAAAACTGTTGCTCAGCATTCGCTCTGAGCCCTCTGTCGACTGAAAAAGACAGTAGAGAAAGAGGTGAAGTCCTCTTTGCCACTTTTATTGCCTCTGGGGGCTCAAGTGGACTTTTAGGAGTTAGAACTACAGCATCAATCTGCGTGGAAGCCGCTTTTGCAAGACCCCTGAGAATGTACTTATGAAAAACTCCCTTGATACCAGACTTGATGTCTTCCCAAGAAGAAGAATGACCGAACTTAGAAAATTCATCGGGACCTCCTGTTTTTCCATATTCGACTCCTTCGAAATCGATTTGTACATTAATAGGAGAATCTAGGTTCTTTGATTTGTAAGAAAAAAGAGAATTAATTTGGTGACCTTCCCCTTGATCTTCTTTATTTTGTCCTATGTAAGTCACGTTGGGAGTTATTGACCTTCCCTGTACTTTGGCAAGAAGATCAAATATTGTCTTTAGCTTTTCGTGAGGAACAGTTAAGTCTATGTCGCCAACAGTAGGTTTGTACTCTACGAACTCTTCATCAGACATCTGCTTGTTAAAAAGGTGCTCTGAAGATCCGTTAAACGCCTGACCTGAAGAGAGAAGAGAATCTCTTGTCTTCGAAGGCCAGATCGGCTCTCCAAACACCTTGTTGTGCATGTCGTCAAGCTTCTTAAGAGCATCCAGAAAATGTCTAGTGAACTCAGCTCTGCTTATGCTTCTGAAGTCTGGTTTTCCTGCCTTCTGGTATTTTCCTTCTACGTCTTTTACTAGAACATTACCGCCCATTCTTGTATCCTTCGTCTGATAACTATGAAGGTAATGTCAGAGGGTAGGAATAAATTCAACTGGATTTCTTTCCCGAGGAACATATACGACGTTATTGATTCCTCTGACCTCTTGATTATAAGACTTCTCAGGAACAAGAACCTTCACGCCATGTTTAGCATATTCTGCAGCATGCTTTGCAGAATCGTCTATCGCGAAATATTTACCCGTACTATAGAAGACTTGTTTAGAAAGCCAAATAAACTTTTCTGGAGCAAAAGCAACCCCATCTGCATCGATATCGTTTCTCTTGAGCCAGGTATAAGTGTCATAGAAGCACGCAAGCTCATTTGACGGTCTCGACGTAAGGATCTGAATCCAGAAACCCTTGTCTTTGAGATAGTTTAGTAGATCGATATAGACCTCGTCACGCTCGAGCATCGCAAGACCATGACAGTCCATAAACTCTTTGAAATATCCTTCGCTATTAACGCCGAGGCGTTTGAATTCTCGAACGTTATAGTACTCATCACTCTCAGGATCTATGAAATGGCCGCACTTTTTAGAAGACCACTCGCAGAACGACTTTCTGAAGTTTGCAAGAACATCATCCATGTCAAAAATAGCAACTGGCTGACCTTGCCACCGCCTGCCAGACAGCCTATGCCTGTAGTGGAGGAAGTCATCCTTTTGACTCAGAGCAGCTGCAAAATTATTCCCATCAATTTCCCAGAGGTTTAGGATGGCAAGAATATAACGATATGCATCAACAGTCTTATAAAGAATCTTAGCCTTATCAACAGGCTCAGAAGCACAACGGTGATCTTTGTAATTAACAGACTCAACGATACCTGTCGCCTCTGAATGAAGAGCAAGCACAAGAGTCTTTAATTGTTCTTCTCTTTGCTCATTAGTAAGGCTGGTGGCCTCGAAGAAAAGGTCCGAGAATGCTTTTTGAGCCTCTAAAGATTCGCTTAGATTTGACCAATTCATCAATAATCTTTCTTTAGTCTGTCGTGGATTATTCCATCTTTTCTAACGTAAGCATGAAACAACTCATCAGCATCAATTCCAAGCATCACAAGAACTGACAGGAAGTAGTTAAAAGCGTCAACATACTCCTCAAGGAAAGCCTCGTGGTCGAAGTCTGCAACTTCTGTGGTCCTGTGAGGCTTCCAGTTCTTGAGGTGAGCAAGTGACTCAAACATTTCCTCTACACCCTTTAGAACGGTATCTCTCACGACTTGCTGAGATTCTTTCTTGGAGATGTCGACAGGCCAGTCTTGCAACACAGCAGGCCTCTTCTCTGCCAAATCTTTCATAAACTTCTCTCGAAGCTGAAGCATTTTTGTTAACTTACAACTATCCATGTCTCAAACATCATATAAAAGAGAACTGTTATAGTACAATGATATTTATTGACATGAAACTTAGCATCAGACAAATTCTACAAGAGCGCTTTGGAGATCCAATAGGAAGTTATGCGGGAGATGCACCTGCAGGTGTAAGGAGCATAGAAGAAGAGCACTGCCCTCAATGCGGCATGGAAGACTGTGAGTGTGATCACACAAACGAGGCAGATTCATGCAATCAGTGCGGCTACATGGAAGTTGAAGGATCGTGTGGATGCACGCACGAAATCTCAGAAGCAAAGAAGAAGCGTGGACTTTGGGCAAACATTCATGCAAGAAGGAAAGCCGGTAAGCGTCCGAAACGCCCGGGTGAAAAGGGATATCCAAAGACGCTTGACGTTGACAAATGAGAAACGGCCTCGAAAGAGGCCGTTTCAGTTTTTGCTTCTTACTTTTTCTTTTTCTTTGCTTTTGACTTCTTTACAACAGCCCATGACTTAGAAGGATTGGCCGAGTTGACTCGTGCCATCGCCCATTGATGTTGAGACATTCCTTTGCGTGAACCGCTGGTCGCCCACGCAGCAAGGCCCTTCTTGTATTCAGCCTCTACGGATCCTGGTGTGAGACCACGTTTCTCAGCCTTCTTACGAAGTGTCTCTTTTGTCTTTGCTGAAAGAGCCTCGTTAATCAGTTCGGATACAAGATCCTGCAAAAGTTCAAATCCTTCATTTACAGATTCAGAGTCTGAACGTGGCTTGTTTTTAAATCCTGGCTTCTCACGCTCTTTTTCTTCCATGTCGGCACGTAGCTCGTATGCACGCTTCCTGTCTGCAGGATTATCACTCTTTGCGAGCTCTTTAGCCTTATCGAGTTCTTGATCACGCTTAGTACCTTGCTTTGCGCCGTACTGCCTTGGATGAGGCCTGTCTTCAGGATCAACTCTCTTGCTAGCTTGTTCAAAGACATCTCTAATGAGATCTCTTAGATCTTCTTCTGTCAGAGTTAATTCTTGGTCCATGATAAATCACTTCTCGCTGGGCCACTTGCCCGTGGCCTTGTGCATCATCCACGCTGCAGCTGCCTCGGGATCGTCTGCCCATTTCTCAACCTTCTTCACCTTATCCTTAAAGGTCTTGGTTCCCTTGAGGATCTTCTGCGCAGTCTTCTTTGAAGGTCCCTTCTTCTTGGCTTCAGCGTGCATGCCGTGCTCTTCTTCGTAGGCTTGCATCTTAGCATCACCCGTGAGGTATCCGTGAACCTGCTGGAGGTTCTCGTGCGCAACTGCAAGGTGGTTCTGAACCCAACCAGGAAGCTGATCATCACCGTCGAGAAGCTCACACACCTCATATGCCATCTCCTTCATGGATGCGAGCTGAGACTTAGCCATGTAGCCTTCGTCGTCGTGGGCCTCACCGTGCTCTGAACCGTGGAGGAAGCGGTCGTCATCATCGAAGTCGACAGCAGGCTCATGTTCGTCGCCAGCAACATAACCCCAGTTACCGCTCTTCCACGCGGCCATCTCGTCCTCAGTGATGCGATTCATCGCCTCTGAGAGTTGTTTCTTCGGCTGTGATTTGCTTACTTCCTCTGCGATGAGTTTACGGAGCATCGTTGCTGTGAGTTTCATTGTGGCATTATCCTTTGCTTGAGAAGGTAGATGTGTCCTTCGTGCTTGTCCTCGATTCCGGCGAGGAGATTGTCGAGACCACGTGTGAGAGTTCCGCAGGCCTTCATGTGCTCAACGAGGTGAGCAACAACTTTCAGGAAATTCATCTCTGCGAGATAGGAACGCTTGGCCAGCTCGGTGGGTTGCGGAATTGTGGATGTCATGCCGTATCCCTGAATGAGCTTGCAGAGTTGATTGTGGAGAAGCGCGATGTCGACGTTTGCCGTGGATCCAAGTCCGATTGCCTTCTCAGCGATGGAATCGATCTCTCCTGTGACACCCTCGTAAAGGCGGGAGAAGAGTAAGTGGTCGCCATAGAAGGGATCGCCTTTTGTCGTCCAGTGGTGGTTCTGGTGCACAGATGCGAGGAACTTGAGGTTTGCGAGGAGCACAGAGAGTTCTGGGTAGGGAACTCCTCCCCATTCAGCAACCATGTTGTCGGTAACAATTCCAAGATTGGGCTCCACTACGAGAGCCATTTCAAGAGTTTCTACGAGTCTTCTCTTCATTACATTCTCACTTCAAAGTAAGGTTAAAGCTGACTGAATCGAGGGCAGCTCCTGGTCCCCACGAGAGACGGTAGGGCTCTCCCTCGAGTGCCTGACGCTTGTTCCAAGAGTCTACGTAACGATCGAGAGCGTTCTCAGCCGTGACAGTCATCTTACCACCAGGGACTTTCGCATTTACAGGAATGAGCGTCTCCTTGTGGTTGCCCTCACCGAGGCGATACTTCTTGATGCCAGCTGGAACAGAGGCCTTACGAATGCTGAAGACCTTCTCAGCTTCTTCGATGTACTGAGAATTGGAAAGACTGGATTCTACCAGGTCGGCCGCAGGATCATTTCTGTCTTCAATGACAGGCAAGACTGCATCGTCGAGGTGAGATTCACGAAGCAAGCGGGCTGCTATAGCCTTGAGCGACCCCTCTCCGAGAACTTCCTCTTCACGAGCTTTTATGCAGTCATAAATGCATTTGAGAAGTTTCTCCCTGTCCAACTTAACTCCTGTAGTAGAGTAATGGCTGGCAACTACTCGTGTCGCGACCGTCTCTTCCCAATTTCCTTCGATATTACCGCCGTATTCTTTACAAAGCTTGCTTGCAAGTCTTTCGTACCAGCTATCTGGTAAGTCTTTACCTGTGCTGCGGGTCTTGACTGCATCTCCAAGTGGCTCTTCTCCATACATGTCAAATGGTTCTTCAACAGGTTTGACGTTTGGGAGACCTGATTCTTGTAGCCTCTTTTGTTTCACTATTGTCAATAGCTGATCATCATTAGGGAACTTCCTGATAGACTCTTTTAAAGATCCGTAAGGAAGGCGTTTTGCTACTGCACATCTTACTGAAGAAGAAGGATCACTGAGAAGTCTCTCAGCAAGTCTTATTGGAAGCAATCTAGCTGCAAGCTTTCTTACTTCTGAGTGCTTGCTCATTAAAGCTTCCACCAAGATAGACGTTTTTGCAGACTTGTAGTCCGTCTGACCCGTTGATTCAAAAAAATCCAGCTGTTCATTTGCAGCTTCCGCGACTCTCTCGCAACTTTTGGAGACCATGACGGGAGGGCCAAAAACGCGAAAGAGCTCGTCGCGAATTGCTGAATTCTTCTGTTCTTCTTTTATCGTTATCTTTGCTACTCGCTGCAGCTCTTCAAGCTTCAGATCCATATTGAAAAGACTCCTAGTTTCTAAGTATTAAGCGCAAATGAAATCATACGCTATTTAGTGGACAACTTCATGTCTTTGGCCCACGAAGCTATCTTTTTCTTGGCGTCGTCTCTCACAAGAACGCTCTTTTTCTTAAATGCAGGATCGTCTAGAAGTTCTTCCGTATAGGATTCTTCAGGCTGTGAACCACTAATAGCCTTTCTAACAATCTCTCGCAGCTGTCCTAGAGTAATCTTCATGAATAGTAACTATTAAACTGAAAGAAAGAAGACCAGTCAGGGTGCCAAGTTCCAGTAGGACTCACATCCCAGAAATGAGTCATTAACGGGATAGAAGGCGGCTTCCTCAAATGCATCCCAGACTCAGAAAGAAGTCTCGATCCTTTTCTAATATTGCACTTTTTACAAGCAGAAACACAGTTCTTCCAGTCTGTAGTTCCGCCTTTAGAACGCGGAAGCACGTGGTCGATCGTGATGGTCTTGTAGTCCAGATTTATTCCGCAATATTGACATTGCCAGTTATCACGGTTAAATAAGACTCTTTTTCTAAAACGTGGAGTAGAGTACTTGCGTGTCACCCGTTCGAAGAGCCGAACGGTAGCAGGAACCCTATAGGCACTACCGGGAGTCGTGTAGACATCATCCCACGCGCTAGGAGATTCTCCCACCGTAATTACCTCAGCCCTGCATTTAAACAGCAGATTGAGAGCACGAATAGACGATACGAAGTTAAGTGGTGTCCAATCAGCATTGAGTAGGAGAACGTTTCTTTTCATTTCAGCTCCTAAGATCGGCGGCTTTGATGTAAATATCTTTCCGCTGATCGGCATCGAGGCCCTCATCGCTTTCTTTTCACGGTCCTCAAGTTTTCTACTGCATCATCAAAAATCTTTTCATCTTTCTCTATGCATATCCAGTTACGCTTCAGGCCTTGAGCTGCATAAGCAGCTGTCATGGATCCACCAAAGGGATCCATGATCCAGTCACCCTCATTGGTGTTTGCGAGGATAGGGATCTCAAAAACCTGGAGTGGTTTCTGAGTGGGATGCACCTTTCCTGAAAAGATCTCAGTGATATCTGTCCAGACGTTTGTGCGCCTGTAGAACTCGCTCTTAGCGGGATACTTGGCGTTGTAACCAGCATATCCTCGCTTCGTGTCGAGGTAGGGAACATTGAAGGTAGCAGGCTTCTTGATGTTACCCTTCACCATGTACAGAACTTCCTCACGGGTGGAGAGATAGTTGTGTTGTACTCCGTAGGCCCGCTTCTTGTGCCAAGTGATGAGGTTGGAGATTCGCATGGGCGTTTCGTACTCAACGCGGTGTGCATACTCAAAGAAAGGGCGGAAACCCGGAATACCGTATCCACCCCACACGTACATGGCACCACCGTCCATGATTAAATCGGAGAATGTGTTGGTCCATTCCACCATCCAATTTACGAACTTTTTCTGTCCGTCGTGCCACTTGTCCCACTCCTCATCGATGATGTTGCCGTAAGGAGGATCCGTGACGACTGCCTTCAGTTTGGAATCGCCGAGAACGTTCTTGATCTCATCGATCACCTCTTGTGAGGTGCAGTCGCCACAGATCGCCAGGCCGTCTTCGAATTTCTCAATCTTCATGTTGCTCTAATCTTATCAATTAGCTCGTCAGTGTTCAACTTGCGAGTGAGTCTCTTCTCCTGGCAAGGATCACAGAGGGTGCGGATCCACCCACCTGGTTGCTTATGACCGGGCACTCCACAGTCCTCACAGATCTTGTGAGACATTGCCTCGGCCATTCGGATGGCACCCCACATCTCTTCGTTGCCACCATAGATGTAGAAGCGAAGGCCACCGAACTTCTCCTTCACCTGAGCGGCGAGAGGCTGTGCGGCCTCTTTCTCTTCCTCAGGGAGCCTGTAAATGACGTTATACGCCTCGTTCTGAAGGACTGCGCAGAGAGAGTCGATGATGTCGTACCAGCCATCACCGCACTCTGTGTACTTTAGATTGATAAAAATCTTTGGGTATTTCTGAAAAAGCTGCTTCTCTTTATCGGGACTCATGATTCATGAGTATAGTACTAATTTCAGCTATATTACATTCTTAGTATGCTTTTTCGATTCTAGCTTGAGGTAGTCTGGGAGGGCGTCCAGAATGGCCTCGATAGACTTTGTGTCAATCCCTTCGAGATCGTCTTGAATTGTCTTGATTAGATTGGCGTGCTTGCCGCCGCTGTCTTTGGAAGTGTTAATAAGCAGGTCTCTTGCTTTTAGCTTAACAAAATCAATCTCAGCGGGTATTCTCTTCAGGCCTCTAATCGCATCTTTCTTGTCTTTGGAGGACTTCGAAGAAGTAAAATTGCTTTCTGCTTGATTCAAGATTTTTATGATGAGATCAACTGATGTGTCCCCTATCATTTTCTTGCCGTCAGGATCCATTTCGTCTAGTATGTCGACAATGTCCTCTATTGACTTGCTGTCATCGACCTTCTTTTTAAATTCCGACTTCTTCTTATTTTCTTCACCAGACTTCTTAACTTTGTCTACAATAGCGTCTATTTCCTTGTTAAGGTTCTCAGGCTCTTTTGAAAGCTTTAGATTCTTAACGATGTTTTTTAGTGCTATGACTTCACCCTCAGCAGGAGATTCATCCTTCTCTATCTTTTGAATGAATTCTTTGCCATCCTTGTTGTTTTGTAGCGCATTCTTGACTTCTTCTGGTACTTCCATCTCTAAGAGATTTTTTACCCATTGACGTGTCGATCCTTTCGAATGAATGAGCGCCATCTGTGCATCAATCACGTCTTTCATTGTTAGCGTATAAATGTTTGATTTTCTTTGGGTAGATTCAGCAACAGAAAATGAAGATCTTAGCTTGCCCTTCTTTAAAAGAGCAGAAAGAACTCTTGAAACAGTCTTTTCATCTTGCTGCGACTTATCCTGAACATACTTCACAAAGTCTTTCACCAAAGCTTTTGGATTTTCTTTTGCCTTCTCAGCTGCTGCGCTGGGATCGACTCCTTTTTCTTCGGATCTGCCGGCAGCAACAGCAGATGCTAACGCATCAAGCGATGTAACTGGTTTGGCACTTGTGTCAGCTGTCGAAGATGTCTTGGCAGCAGAGCCCATCATGTCTTTGACTGAGTCCTGTATTTCGCTTGAAACAGGATTTGATGTGACTGTCCTTATCAATTGAACAAGCTTCGGTGCTGGCATCATCATGATGTCGTCAACAAGCGTTTCTATGCTGTTGACGTAAGGCATTCCTCCGCTGGAAGCACCAAAGAAAGATTTTAGATTTGCAAAGACTCCTTCTGGAACGAAAGCCTTTTTTAAGTTCTTTTGAACATTCTTGATACCATTGTCATCAAGCTGCTTCATGAGAGGCTGATCAGACTTTTCATCGAAGTTAGGGGCATTGTTTTTAATAACGCTTGCAGCATCTTTGAGACCTGTCTCGAGCGCGTTTAGCAGCATGGTAGCCTTTAGAATAGGGTTTTTTCCTGCCTTTGCTCCAAATTTTTGTGCAATCGCCGTGGCTCCTTTTTTTAACAAAGAACCCATGCCGCCACCAGTAAAATCATTGACATCGTTGCGCGCGTCGGTGATTGCTGCTCCGAGTGAATCTTTAAGATTTGGATCAGACAAAGCTATCTTTTCTATAGATGCTAGCCTATCGAGAACACGCGTAGCTTTTTTTAAATCTTCTGCATCTAAAACTTCCATTATCAGTAATGCAGTAGATTCAGCTAGAATTCTCTCTTGAATTTTTTGTTCTATCACAAGCTTGTTAAGATCTGAGTGCACGGGTTTTTTTGACATGACGCTTTCATTAATTATAACACAAAAGAAAAACGGCAGAAATTTTCATTTCTGCCGTAAGGAAGTGATTAATCTGCTCTGTCTATTTATCTCGTCTTAATTTCTATTGTTCTTGTCTTTGCAACAGTAGTTTTACCAAAAGTTAATGTCAAAACACCGTCTTCGTGTGTCGCTGTGACAGTTTCTGGATCGTAGTCCCTTGAAAGGACATATGAGTACTTAAATTCTTCGCCCCGAAGTTTTCCTGTCACTTTAATGTCTCTCCCCGTTGCCTGAACGGAAAGATCTTTTGACTTGACTCCTGGTAAATCAACGGAGAGATGAAGTTCATTGTCCTTCTCTTCAGTCCTGTACACAGAGGAGCTTGTATGTACTCTCGTTCGTGTCGTGTAGGGGGTCGAGTAAAGGTCCTCTAGTGTACGAAGGGTGTCGAAGAGAGTCGGGGTCTTCAGCATCGAATCGTAGTACTTGTTCAACATCTATTGTTCTCCTGTGGTCTTGAGGCTCATTGCCTCGTGATCCTACGATAATCATCCCCTCGAAGAAGGTAACCCCTTGAGTAACTTTTTTTAGATCAAGAGATCTCTAGTGATCTCTGCCTCTGCCTGCTTCTTTGCAGCTTCGGCAAGTGACTTCTCGTGCATCTCTGCGACCAGCTTGACGTACTCGGAATCGAGAGTGAGAGTTCCCTCTTCCTTTGGATCCTCCACGAGACGGACCTGTCGGAGTAGGTCAGCACCGTCGATACCGAAGATGACGGCTTCCTGAAAGATCTGGATCATTCTCATTGCAACGCTGTCTGAAATCTTGTAACTCATTTAATTCTCCTTTATGCCGGAATGTTTCTTGTAGTCTTTAATACCACGATTATTTCTGTAAACACAGATTCTTTTGGACGGTCTGACGCAACCACATGCGCCTCCTTAGGATGTTTGTTTACCCAGTCAGCGTATAGCTTTCTGACATTCTCCTGAAGCTTTGCGTCTTTCTCGTAAACATCTTCAGGTTCATGTTTGTGAGGCTCACCAAGAAGCACGAGAGTGAAGTCAGGTTTTCTCAACTTTTTATAAAAGTAATTCACGAATCCGTCATCAACTCCAGCGGCTTTGCCGTAGACAGTAGTTGACAGACTCCACCTGTCGAAGATGAGATAGTCATACACATGATCAAGATCAGAGAGTTCTTTCGTCTGGAACAACCATCTATTTAGAAACTGGGTCAACTGGAATACTCTAGGAAACTTCTTGGCATGTCCTTTCTCAAGCATCCAATAAATGGCCTTGTAGGTCATCTCATCGTGAATGGGAACTTCGACAACCTTTGCCTTCTTGCCGCACTGCCAAAGATACTCGCACAGGAGCGCGCTCTGTGTAGCTTTACCAACCCTATCAGGTCCCTCAATCACAATGATCTTACTCATTCGAACGGTCCCCTCAGTTGTCCATCCTTTAACAGACCGAACGCCTCAAGTGTGGCATCAAACTGTCCTGTCTCCTTCACGAGACGGAGCATGTCACCTGCAAGGTCACGAACCTCAAGCTGTGCATGCGTGGAGTAACGTAACCGAAGGAAATGAACGAAGGATCGAAAGTTGAACATCACGTCGGCGGTGAGCTGGTTTCCATACGGAACGTACATTCGAGCAGACTCCTTGGCACGCTTCCGAGGAACTCCCTTCTTCTCCAGACGAGTTAACACCTCATGGTACTTGGAGAGAGATGCCTCCATGTGTTCCACATACTTTGTCTTCTCCTCCGCATCCCAATCGGTGGGAACGTAGTACTTATCGTCCTTCAGTTCCTTATAACGGGCAGATTCGCCATTGACAGAGACTCCAATTCGGTGCTTGATGAGATGGATGTGTGTGGCTATCTCGGTGGTGCAGAGGAAGTGGAGTGACGACTTCTCGAAGGGTGTCTCATGTCCGTTTTCAGCGAGCATCTTCAAGAGCTTGGGAATTCTCTCACGTTTCTCGTCTGTTAAATCACGAGAGGTGGAGGTCCATGCTGACAATGCGTGCGACTCATCTCCACCGTAGAAACCAATAAGTTCTACTCTGTTGGGTTGTTGTGGCATAACGCCATATTACTATACGCTGCGTACGAATTTCAATAACTTCTCTTCGAGAAGTTCCTTCATTTCCTTCTCAAGCTCTTGAAGGACAGAATTTGCAGATGCAAGCATCTGTCGTTGCTTGGCAGGATCTTTTGACATCTGGCTGATGTGTCTACGAAGATGACGCTTGAGACCTTCAGTTGCATCAGATGCAACCTGAGAGAGTGCGAAATCAGGAATGCCTCGGGCATAGTCCTCTTTGAGGATAGACTTCACTTCCGAGGCAATCACCTGCTTAAGTGCTTGCTGCTTCTTCATTCCATTCCCTCAGGAGAATTAACTCCTGATTCTTCAACGGCAAGTTTGCCAAGAGCGAGAACGTATCTGTCGATAGCCATCTTAATATCTGTCACAAGCTCCATCTCAAGTTCATAGGAGTTAAACTCCTCAAGATTGTCTCTCAGTATATCAGCTTTGACGGTCTTTCCAGTCAAGTCGTAATACATGTTTGAAAGTTCAGCGTAGACCTTCTTGTTAATGGGTGTAAGAACTTGCTGTGAATAATTTGTCATCTCGTCATCGAGCGCTGCAACGAGCTGACCAGGCATGTCACTTGGATCTGCATTCTCAAAGAGAAAACTTTCCTGCGCGACAGACTTCTTCCTGTTCTCGTACATGCTCTCATGGAGGTTCTTTCTAACTTCTGCCTCCTCGTTGATGAGGCCTGTGATCTTCTCAAGTTGTCTCTGGGTAAGTTTCATTTTCGACTCCGAACTTAACTATTCACCCACACTTGGAATTTCCGCAGGATTTGCACGTTAAGCAACCTTCCTGATAGACGAGACCGTCTGTAGCTCCGCAAGACGAGCACTTCTTGTCGGAAGTAGACTTCGTTCCATCTGGGATATAGCTCTTAAGAACTCGAGCGATGACTCTTGAGAAGCTCTGCATGTCGCTGTGCTTGTCCTTCTGAAGCTGCTCAGTGACATACTGGACGGGAATACCGTGGCGGAGGGCCAGCGAAAGTGAACGCGTGAATGCTCCGTGGAGTGGATTGGCGAAGAGCTCGACCACATCCTTGAAGACAACAACGTCATCATCACCGACAGGAATGGAGAGGTTGTATGTCGCCACACCATCCTTCTTGCCGTTCTTGATGAGTGTTCCGTGCTTCGCCTTCTTCGGTACTTCAACGTGCGAGGAGAGGCCACAGAAGACTTCATAAGGCTTGTCATCCATCATGCCGACGAGGACGAGATAACTTTCAGAACCTGACGTACCCTTCACGTTAATTCTGTGAATATCACACTGTAATTCCTTAGGCCTCTTTGGTGCGTGGTTTTCTGTGATGCCCGTGGGTTGTCCGTCAGCCTTCTTTTCTTCTGCCTTTGGAGCATCGGAAACAAGGACACCGGTGCGGCAACCGTCACGATACACCGTGAAGCCCTTGCAACCTGATTCCCAAGCTGCCATGTAAACTTGGGCAACAGTCTCCTTGGTTGTGTCATTTGGAAGGTTGCAGGTCTTCGAGAGAGAGTGGCACACCCACTTCTGAGCAGCGGCCTGAAGCTTCACTGACATCTCCCAGTCGACATCGTTGGATGTAGCCTTCCAGTATGGAGACTCCTCGATCACATCGCCCTTGCCTGTGACTTCCATCCACTTCTTATAGCCGTGGTGGTAGACCTTGTACTCCTGCCACTTGTCACCCAACTGGTCCACGAAGTCGACACGAGAATCAACATCATTTGGATTGACCTTCTTCCTGCGTGTGTAGGAAACGAGGAATGCCGGTTCAATACCGCTGGTTGTCTGCGTGAGACACGAGACCGAACCTGCCGGGGCCGTTGTAGTGAGGGCGATGTTTCTGCGGCCGTGCTTCAGGTAATCTGAACGAAGCTCTGGATCTGCCGAGATCACCTTCTGAATGAACTCGTGCTCCGCCTCGAGCTTGTGGGAGAAGATAGGGAAGGCGCCACGTTCGGCGGCCATTCGAACGGAAGAGCGATAGGCATTCACCTCGAGAACCTTGTAGATCTCCTCGGTCTTGTCCACCGATTCCTGAGAACCGTAGCGGATGTTGAGTGCTGCAAGAGCATCGCCCATGGCAGTAATGCCGAGGCCTGTACGGCGACCCTTCGAAGCTGCATCCTTGATCTTGCGCCACAGGGCGAGTTCTGCGTGCTTCACAGCTTCAGACTCCGGATCCGACTCAATCTTGGAGATAATGGTGTCCACTGCCTCGAGTTCGAGGTCTACGAGGTCATCCATCAGCCTCTGAGCAACCTTTGCGGCCCGACCGAATGCCACGTAATCAAAAGTGGCACCTGCATCATATGGGTTCTTCACGAACTTGGCGAGGTTGAGGAGGAGGAGACGGCAGGAATCGTAAGGTGAGAGAACGATCTCACCGCATGGGTTGGTGGAGACAGAGCCGTAACCGAGAGAAGCATATGCCTCTGTAGGTGTAGCCTTCTTGACCGTGTCCCAGAAGAGGAGACCTGGTTCAGCTGAGGTCCAGGCTGCATCGATGATCTGGTCCCAGACTTCCTTGGCCTTGACCACCTTAGTAACCCTGGCATCAGAAGGCGATGCATCGACTGGCCACCGAAGGGTGTATTCGGAATCGTCCTTGACGGCCTGCATGAAGTCGTCTGTAAGGCGAATGGAGATGTTTGCACCGGTAACCTTCTTAAGGTCACGCTTGATGTTGATGAATGTCTCGATCTCGGGATGATTAACGGAGACGGTCAACATGAGAGCGCCTCTGCGGCCGCCTTGAGCGACTTCACGGCAGGTATTGGAGAAACGCTCCATGAAGACACCGATGCCGTCTGTCGTACCAGCTGCGTTCGCAGTGTGCATGCCTCGCGGACGAATGGTGGAGATGTCAAAGCCAACGCCGCCGCGGCGCTTCATGATCTGAGCCTGCTCCTGATCGGCAAAGAGAATGCCACCATACGAATCCTCAGGGGCTGCGATGACGAAGCAGTTGGAGAGAGACTGGATCTTGTAGGGATTGCCCATCGCGGACATGGGAGAACCCTGTGGAACGATCTCCCACTTCGACAGGTACTCGAAGATTTCTTCCTCGCTGAGCGGGTTTGGGTACTTCGCCTCGATGCGAGCGAACTCCTTGGCGAGACGCCTGTGCATGTCCGCCGGTGCCTTCTCGAGGAGAGAACCAGTTGAATCTCGCAGAGCATACTTGGAGAGAAACACAGAGGCAGCCAACTCGTCGCCTCCGAAATACTCCAACGAACTTGCGTAAGCTTCTTCCTGTGTGTACTTAATCATGTTTAAAAATGTCTCCAAATGACGGGTTTATAACTATTTCGTCGAGTCGATAATTGCACTCAAGTTTCAGAACTCAATTATATCACACTTCGGACGCAGGTTTTCCAAAATCCTTCTTAAGTTCTTTCCACTTGGAAAGAATTGCCTTCTTTTGTTCATCTTCCACTGCGATGCTGTTAACTTCGGGAGAATCAGACTCTCCTGTAATGTCAAATTTACTTCTTGCTGTATTGATCTTTATAGGATAGACTAGACCATCTCTACCAGCTCTGTTCTTTGCAATGTATAGACGGCCCCACCCACCTGCCTTTTCGTGGGGGCGACGTGAAACAGATACGATTACATCGCAGATCATTGCCTTGCCGTAAGCCTCAGACATGTTCGTCATGTCGATGACTTCACTGTTTGCACCGTCCTTGTTGGACTGAGATGCCGTCCAGATGGGAACGCCGATTTCCATTGCCATACCACGCAATTCCTCATAGACGAGCTTGAGTTCATGACGAAGAGAGTCGAACTGTCGAGAAGACCTCATGATGTCTGCATAGTCAATGATGACGATGTCAGGCTTAAACCCTTTCAAATCCAATCGCTCGATGTGTGACTTCAAAGTATAAACTGAAGCAGTATTTGTTGGATATTCCTTGATGAATAGTCTTCCAAGACGAGTCTCATCGTAATACTTTGCAACCTCGTCTTTTCTATCCATGACTTCGTTTGAATCGATGTCGCAGAGATTGGAGTCATAACGAATACCCACAGCTGTTTCAGATAGCTCGAACGTGTAGTGGAGAACGTTCTTTCCTTCACGGAGAGCATTGGCTCCAATCATCGTGAGCCAGTGTGACTTACCGGAACCGGAGGCGCCGACGACACAGAGAAGTTCACCCTTGCCACTGCCACCGTTGAGGATCTCCTTCTTGTCGAGTTCTGGTAGACGAGTTGGGATTGTGTCGCGCTTTAGCTTAGTGAAACGGGCATCCATCTCGTTGAAGAAGTCGTGACCGACAGAAGGAGCTGTACCAACCTGAACTGCCTTCTTAATCGTCTCGACGATGGACTCGTACTTGTTTGCCTGCATCTGGTCGACGGCAGATTCAAGAGCCTTCTTCAAGGCTTGTTTACGACAGAACTCAAGAGACTTCTCCTTGACGTATTGGAGGTCTCCTGGATCTGGGTTTGCCTTCATGCGTTGAAGATAATCGATGATCTGATCTCTGAGAATGACATCGGTTCCCGACTTCAAGTCGTCCTTGATGATAGTCACAAGGAGCTGAAGGGATGGGTAAACCTTGTATTTACGAGAATATGCGAAGTACCTGTCGGCCAGGAACTTGAGGTAATTAACCTCAAAGTAGGAGATGTCAACAACCTCCATCATCTGCTCAGAGAACTTGTTGTCAACAAGAAGTGCCTGACAAAGCTTTTCTTGAAAGGATTTTCCAAACTGACCAAAGGAAACTCCGTTAATCTTATTTTCGTTTTCTTGCATCATTTATTCTCCGAAGTGAACTTTAGACCGTCGACGCATGAGAGATCGTAAAAGAATCCCTCGTAGTCAAAATCGCTAATGCCTTCCTTCAGCAGGAGTTTGATGAGACCCATCTTATTTACTGTGGGCTTAAATGTATCCACAGCATGTTCTACACGTTTCATCTGATCGCCTGACAACATACTTCCGTCCAGGTGGACTAGTTGCCAATTTCTAGTGACAACACTGGATTCTTCTATGACTCGCTTGTAAAGAATTCCCTTTTGAGTATGTGCGTAACTGATAAGATCTTGCAAAATAATGGTGTCTTCGCTGCCTAACATTGGAAATTTCTTTGCTACGCTCTTAAATCCAAGACCTTGAATGCCAGGTATGTTATCTGAGTCGTCACCACACAAACACTTCGCAAGTGCGAAGTTGTGTGCTCTGATTCGAAATTCTTCGAAAAGGTCTTCATCAGTGATGAACTTTTTTCTGTATAGTGAATAGATCTTCACTTTCGATCCCAACAGCTGATACATGTCTTTGTCTGCAGATATGACAACCACGTTCTTTTCTCTAAAAGGACCACGAACGAGAAATGCAACTATGTCATCGCCCTCACAGTCAGAGACGTATACCTGACATACAGGCACGTTCTTGAGCATGCTGAGAAGACTTATGAGTTGATGCTGCTTGTTCTCCTCAGTATCGGGAATATCGTCGGCATAAAATCGATTAAGCTTACCTGGTTTTCTATTCGCTTTATATTCTGGGTATATCTTGCGACGTCTTTGAGATCCTCCGCCTTCCCAGGTGATGTACACGCTTCTTGGCTGATACTCTCTGCAAAGGCGCTGCAGAGACTTGAGGAATCCTACACAGCCTCCCATTTGATATCCGTGTGAAGACATTTGTGGGAAAGCTGAGTAGGATCGCAAAAACATGTTCATGCCGTCCACAATGAAAATTGGTCTCTCGTCAGGCATGACTCGATTCTACTTTCTCATTCACATGTTTTTCAAGCAATCGTGATATTGCCGTACCAGTGCTTTCCTACACCTTCGCCAATATCAAACAGCGCTTCAAGACGAATATTTCCATCTCCAAACATCTTTGTTCTATAAAGTCGAAACTGCTCAAAATTGGCGACTGCTTTGTGACAGCAAGAGTTAAACTCCTTGCTCTTGACAGGAGTTTGCTTATCACTGAGAAGTAGTAGTTCACATACTTTATGAGGAGCACAGACCTTGTATTCCAAGATCTTTGCAGATCCAAACTTAGCAAAGCAATGCTTCGTAAGTTCCCGTTTGCAAGTAAGAATGGCCTCGAGAAGACCGTTAAAGTCTTCCGAGACCTTCCACGTTACTTCAGTGTCCATCAGAGAATCTGCGATGCAATGAGGCAGCCACGTGCCACGGCATGAAGAGGATCGGACGCATGACGAACTTCCTTAACAGGCAGTGGGAAATTGTTCTCTCTCAACTTCTTCTCAAAGTGAGAAACGAACCCCTTGGCCTTCGTGGTGCCGCCTGCAACGACTACTGGTAGTGGGTCCTTAAACTTAGGAAGAGCCTTGTGACCGTCCATGGCAGCAGTTAGCTGCTTCGTGGTGTAGTCGATGAGGCGATCATAATAAGAAGACACTGCAGCAAGGACCTGATTGTCGCTTGGCTTTCCAATCGTGAAGTCGCCCTGTTCCTTCTCTGCCTGAACAACAGAATCAGTCTCACCGGTAGCAACAGCAGCCATGCGATCGACCCAGTCCCCAGACTTAGTTGTGGAGAACTTAACGATAGGCTCTCCGTTTAGAATGACACAAACGTTAACCATACCCGCGCCCCAAGACAAGGCAACACCGGTATAGTCATCGTCCGCAAGCTCCGAGTAACATAACGCCTCTGCTTCATTGATCGCCCGAGCTTCATAACCACATTCTTCGAGGACCTTCTTGACAACGTCCTCATGGTAGCCAACATCAAAATCATCATCTTCCTGATCTACTGGTTGTGCTGGTACACAGAAGACGAGTTTCTCACCTTTCTTTGTGGCCTTCCCAGCAACTTCCTTAAGTATATACGAGAGAACACGACGTGCGTCTTTTTCCTTGGAAGAGACAACGCCTCTGTACATGGGACGCTTAGCAGAGTCATTACGCTCCACTGCTTTCTCAATTGCGTCTTTACCTAGGATGATGTAGGAGCCATCTGCATCTTTTACGAAAACTTTTCCAGCAAGGCCCTTTTCGATCATCTTAGAAGCGATCGGCGTAGTGGGCTTAATCACATAGAAAGCGTCTCTAAAATCTTTGTAATCAACAGTTCCGCCTTCACCTTCTGATGCGAGAACAATAAATGAAGTTCCAACGTCTAATCCTTTAGCCATGCGCTTTTTTATCCTTTCATCTGTAACAGGTGCCTTTTTAGTTAAAAAACCTGCTCCGAAACCCGTTGCCATTTTAACTATCTTTCATCTTCTTGAGTTGCGCTAGTTTGCTAGCAGCAGAAGATATGTTGTCGCTAGTAGTTGAAACAACACCTAGCTGCTTCCCTTTTGACTCCATTCCATCTGTGGAAATGTCAGTAACATACTTGGAATCATCTATGGAAATTTTTGATTTTACAGGATTGTTTTGCTTTTGCTCTCTTGCGACCGAAGACACAAAAGATGTGGTGCCGCCTAAGACAGGAGAATCATTCCGGGAGAATGATCTCTTAAAGGTGTCTAGCGAACCGGCTATGTACCCCAAAGCAAACGTAAGAATGAATAAAAAACTTTCCATTATTACTTCCCTGTGCTACCAAAGCCGCCTTCTCCTCTTTCAGTGCTGCTAAGAGTTTCTACGTGCTTCATGTCTGCATGAACGACAGGCATAAAAACCAGTTGAGCGATCCTGTCTCCCTTCTTGACAGTATAACGCAGGGAGTTGTGGTTTATAAGAAGAACTTTAATTTCTCCCCTGTAGTCTGAATCAATAATACCGGGAGAATTAAGGACGGTCAATCCGTACTTAAGCGCAAGGCCCGACCTAGGACAAACCTGTGCTACATATCCTCGAGGTATTTCAAGGTGAAGTCCCGTTGAGACAGAAGCCCATTTGCCGGGTGGGAATGTGACTTCTTCGCTGGCGACAAGATCGCAACCGGCAGAACCAGGAGTTGCGTAGAGAGGTGGTACCTGGTTTCTATATCCAACAATAATACTTTCACTCATCAGACGTTATCTCCTCTTCGATAAGCTGTTCAATTGTACCTGGATTGATAGACAAGGCAGCATCAATGACAGCATCAACATACTTCTTGTACTTCTCATCCTTCATTACTTCACCGAAGTCTGCCTTATAGAACTTCTTGGTGATGAGGACCTCTCCCGTCTTCTCAGAAGAAACGATGAGTTCTTTCCATGCACCCTCTCCCGTGATAGAGACCTTGTTGTCTTCAAAGACGACTCCTCCATTTTCCTTGCAGTGAGTGCGCACTTCGTCGAAGATGTACTCGTGCTCCACGATTCCCTTGCCAAAGATGATGTCAAACTCGCACTTCTTGAAGGGAGGAGCAACCTTGTTCTTCTTAAGAGTGCAGATGACGTGAATACCGATGATGTTGCCGTCCTTGTCCTTCACGGGCATGCCGCTTGTGAGGGAGATACGAACAGAAGCGTGGAAAGGAATCGCCTTGCCGCCTGGTGTGGTGGTGGGATCACCGTACATGACGCCAATCTTGTCGCGGATCTGGTTGATGCAGATGAGCGTCACGTTGTTCTGCCCAATGACACCTGTGATCTTGCGCATGCCCTTGGAGATGACGCGCGCCTGAAGACCGATCGTGTTGTCCTCATACTCACCGTCGAGTTCGGCCTTGGGTGAAGTTGCGGCGACTGAGTCCCAGATGACGACGATGGGAACGTTCTTTTCAACGATCTGCTTCGCTTTTGTGATGGTTGACTCGATAATAGAGAACACCTCTTCTGTGCAGTGAGTGTCGACGTAGACGAATCTCTTACGTACATCGATGCCCATATCGGACAACTTTTGGACTGGGGTAGCATTCTCCGTGTCCACGTAGACGACAAGCCCGCCCATCTTTTGGGCGACAGCCGCAGCATGGTAAGCTAAATGTGACTTACCGCTTGAGGGAGCACCGGAAATCTCAATAATTCTACCTTCAGGATAGCCACCATCAGCAGCATTCCTAATGGCATAGTTGAGTTGAATTGAGCCCGTATCAATCCATCGCTTCACGATGGTAGGTGCATCCATCTCAGAGAGATTGTAAGCGACGCGAGTTCCAAATTCTTTGTTAATTGACGTGATGAGATCTTTCATCATGTCATCAACTTCTGACTTCTTGGAAAGAGACTGTTCAGTATCTTTTTCTTTTTTTGCCATTTTAATACTCTCTAATAATAATGGCGCCCAGTTTTCCTGGGCGCCATCTTAAGACATCAATCTTCGCCAATTAAGTCTGCAAATGCATCATCTAGAGACTGCTTTTTAGATTCAGTCTTCTCAGGCTTCTTTGAAGGAGACTTCTTGTCAGGAGACTGCTTGACTTCAGCTACCAAGCTTTCAAGCTCATCAACGGGTTCTGCGCCGCGAGTTGAGCCACCATCCTGGGCGGGTTCACTGCCGCCACCGTTGAGCCAGTTATTAAGTACAGCTTCAATCTCTTGCGTCGACTTAAGTCTGTACATGTCGTCAATATTGGGGATATTATCCAGCCACTTCTGTGCCGTGGATGAGTCACTGTGAAGTGGCGTCGACTTACGTGCAGGATCGACGGTCGTGTCATTGAACTGCTTGCCTGGTTGCTTCGAGATCGTCACCTTGAGATCGAAGCCTTCGGACGGAGAGAGGATGTCGCCAACCTCTTCGTCGAGGAAGAATCCAAGCATTCTCTGGTAAACAAGTTTACCAAAGCTCCAAATCTGGACGCCTTTGTCCTCCTCGCCACGAACAATTACAGGGGCATAGCAACGCATCTTTGGAGCTAGCTTCTTGGCGAGTACTCGGTCATCCGGCTTTCCGCTGCTATAGAGCTTTCTGATAAGATCATCGATAGGGTCGGGCTTTCCAAATTGCTTTGGTGTCAAAATACCTGAATTATCACCAATGTAATAAAACCACCTCTCTGCAAAAGGCTGACCATCTGGTGTGTTCTTCCAAGGCAGACAACGAACCTTGTGTTCACCGAGTCCTGGCTTCCACATCTGTACCGAAGAAGTCTTCTTGACACCGCTGAGTTCTGCCACACGACGCTTAATTGCTTCCAAATCGATTGCCATGATTATTCCTATTCCTTTTCCTCTATTCGCCTGCAGACAATAGCACCACACCACGTGGTGAACCATCGCCGTTATTTGAATCCTCAAACTAACACAAGGAGGATTGACTGTTCAAAATAGTTGTCACAATAGAGATCACTTCCAACGAGCAAAGTTCTTCTTGCTCTTCTTGAGCTTCTGACCCGGCTTCGTTGGGTTTGCGCCCACGTCTGCCGAGGAAGCTCCAAGAGGCGCGGTGTAACCTGCGATATTGGCGACAACGTTCATCTCGTCCATCTCTTCCTTCTCCTCTTCCGAATCCTTATTCGCATCATTTTTTTTGCTATCTTGCTTCTTAGATCCCTTTGGAATCATCTGATTGGGTACGCGATAATCAGTCACCTCTGCGAGGACTGCTTCTATGTACTGTCTCAGTAAAGCGCTCATGAGGATAAGTATTCAAGAGTCAAAGATTCTTTTCCTGTTTGCAAGAAATATAGTCAGCAAGATGAACAATGTCCGCAAGGAGAGGCTCCTTCATCTTGTAAGGGGCGTTCTCTTCAGCGTATTGACCATCATTTAACTTGATTGCAAGCCATTCGTCTTGGGTCAGCTTTAAGCCAAAATGCTGACAAAGCCACACGCCTCTATCGGGAACAGTCATGTAGAGAATCTCTCTGTTATGCTTGTACATCTCACCAAGCTTCTCTCGATGCCAGTCTGAATCTTGGGGAAGATAATAATCTCTTTCGTGATCTCCTACCTTGCCCAGGTCGTGGAGAAGACAACCAATGATAAGAGAGTCCTTTGGGACTTCCCAATTAAAAGTCTTGCAAAGCTTGAGAGCATTGCTCAGTAGCCTAAGCGAGTGGTCAACTAAACCTCCGGGAAATGCAGCATGATACTCCTTCCTAGAAGAAGCAGGACACATAGCAAGTCTTTCACCTAGATGATCGACCAGTGCTAGTGCAGGAGCAGATCTATCTCCGAGCTTCTCCATGAAGCTACGAAACTTATCAAAATTTTCTGCAATTTGTTCGGGAGTTAATTCCATGCACATAATGATAATCAATCTTCTTTGAGATGTTCAAACTTTACTGGAAAGGGAGACATGTATGTGGGAATGGACACTTCTTTGATGCTCATGACGTCTTCGATTCTGTCGCGACTGACATCTACTATCATTGCGTCGTGCAGCACAAAAAGAGGACGTATTCCTTCAGGTCCAAGCTGCCTAAGAATGGAATCAAATCCCAAGAGAGACACATCAACGCCAGAAGACTGTGCATAAGTGTTCACCAATAGATTGTCTTGACCTTGTGGAATCACAAGCGGTCTTCCGAACCTGTTGTTTATCTTTCCTTGAGAAGACAGCTGATCTTTTAGTTTTGCCCTTAGCACGTCTACTTCGAAGTACTTTCTGATGACTTCGATGAATGCATCCAGCTTTTGATCAGAAACTCCTAGCCTTGCCTTGAGAGAAGCTCGAGAGATACCGTAAAGCTCCGACAAAACTGCGGTCTTCACCACGTCTCTCGGCAAAATTCCCTTGAACAGCAAGTGAGACAGATCGTCGTACAAGTCTTCGGCAGTAGAGCTTCTTCCTGCCTCTGCAAGAACAATTCTTGCCTCTAGGGCTCTAAAATCGATGTATGCAACAATTCCGTTCTCAAAAGAAGATTTGACAATCCGCCTATTTTCTTTCTTTAGAATTAAGATATTGGGACCTTCAACTACTGTTAGTCTACCAGTACGAGTTGCGAATCTATCATAGACAACAGAATGTGCAAATCCGCTTCTTTTTGGTCTAAAGCTCTCTAGACCGGGAGAAGCAGGAGTCTTATCAAAGATCTGCGCAAAAACTTCAGTATCGATGCATGCAGGACGAAAAGACGACAGCACTCTCGTGCCTGCAGACCAGGCAGTCTCGTAATAGCTGAAGGGTAAACTTGGAAAAACATCTGATGTTTCCTGAACAAGAATTTTAAAGAATTTTCTGAATTCTTCTTGCGGTAGAACAGATTTCCACGGAATGGGAACAGAACCTGTTACAAGCGTCTTCATTGCAGTCAGATACTTTTCAGGAACTTCAGCCAAATTGTGACCATGCATCTTGAAGAGAGTGTCAAGGCATCTTGCTGACGGAGATGTCTTGAAGTCTCCGGTAAGATGCCAGCCATCACGAGGAACAGACTCAGACCAAACAAATCCCTCGAGATCACCGACGAGATGCTTTTCGGTTCCAAGAACCGAAGAATCGATAACAAATCTATGCACTCAGAGAGTTTACTACAGATTTCTACTTGTTTACATTGGTGCCGTTGCTTGGTCTTTCAAGTAACTTAGCGATTGATTCATCGACAATAGATTTGGCCCTCTGGTTCATAAGCCCAGCAACAGTCGGGGCCGCAGAGAATTTTCCGTAACCGCTGGCGTACATGAACGTCCAGTTCGTGGTGAATTTTCCAGGAGATATAGAGTGCTGTAGCTGCGTGCAGTTATAAATGTTATCGAGTGAAGTGCCTGTCTCAAAGTCTACAAAATATGTCTGATACAGCTGCGCGATCGGCACTCCCATTGTTGTCATTGTAAGTTGTATAGGAACTGTTCTCAACGGCAGACCTCCGACCTCTTCAAGCGGATTACTGCTAACGGTCCCTTGACCCTTGGCGTCGGCCTTTGATGCATTCATGATATTTATAGCACCTTGTAAGCCTGAAGTTGAGGAAGAGGCATTGCTGCTTAAAACGAGAGTCCCGTTGGTTCCCACAAAAATGCAGGGCACAGTAGACATTAAGTAGTCTTTAAGTCGCTTTCTGTCCTTGGGAAGGACCAATTTTTGCCCCCCAGGTCTCGCAATTGTTACTAGGCTGTTCACTTCGTCTGCGGCAACGCCTATGTCAGTCAAAGCCTTGTTGTATGCAACACCACTTCTAAGTTTTTCCTGTAGAGCTCTTTGATGTTTTTCATCAAGACCGTTGATGATATTTCGAAGTTTGGCATCAGCGGGTCCTGTCAAAACCTCAGCTATCTCAAAACTATTGTCGCCTGTGTCTATTATTTGCTGGGCAAGTCTATATGGATTATTCGCTCTATCATAGATGTGAATTCTCTTTATAACTTTTTTAGACCCACCTTTTTTAGTACTGTTCTCCTCATAGTTAAGACGAGTAGCAGATCTCTTAAGTGACTCAACTGTGTGCTTTATCCTGTCGCTCTCTTCTCCGTTTTCTACGAACATCTCGATGACAGGCATTTTGAGGGCTCCATATCTACCGATCCACCGACTCATTCCTGCATCAGACTTGCCGTCGCTACGCTGTACCTTGCTGGGGTTGTCCAGGTCTATCTGATCGAAAAAAGAGTTCATGCCATATCCAATGGCGCGCTGATCTGAAAACTGTGTCTCTATGACAAGCCTTAAGAAGACTTGTAGACTGAGAGACTCAAGACCGTTGTTTTTGATCGAAGCAGCATAGGCATACATAAGGGCTGGTAGGTTTACAGGAAACTCTGCGATGCTTTGACCGCTCAATGGACCGCACTGATCATTAAACCCATAGAAGAAGACCTGTAGTTCATCACAGGAGTTTGAGGCAGCAACGCTGGGTGCCACGAATGACATGAAAAGCTTGCCAAAAGAAACTACCTCTTTGTTGATTTTAAGATTAGGATTAAATTCTTTAGACTTCTCTATAGCAGCCTGACGCTTCTCCTTGTTCTTGTTGAATTCATCTATAGAAGTCTTAAGCGCAGGGTCGGAAAAATAAAGTTCTCTCTCAGGTTCGCTTGTTGGAATGAAGGGATCAGGTTTGTTGCCGAGAGCATTGAACTTTGTTGTGACTGACGTTCCAATAGACTTCTTTATCTTTTCGTAGCTGTATTTCTTGTCATCAACGAGAGAGTCCAGCTGCGTGCCCAGTTTTTCAACCTGTTCTTTTGGAAGATTACTGTATTGTAGATTGCTCTTGAGAGACGCTATGGTGGACTTTACATCCTTTAGCTCGTTGAGAAAACCACTTGTCGAAGCTGCATTCAATAACTGCTCGGCAGCTATATTAACAGCGAATTTGTTCTCTCCGACAACTTTCTCTTTTATCGCAGCTATAGACTTTATTACTTCGTGAAAGTCTTTGATTTCACTGCTAACTTCATCAACAGTTAGGGATTCAAGCGCCTTGGCAGCCTTACTAACCAGCTCGAGGCTCATAGAAACCTGCCCAGAGTTATCAAAGGAGAATTGTGAGTTGACGACGGACCAGCATTCCCTTATGAGCATCGACTCATTTATAAACTTTGCATAGTCGTCTTCTTGCATCCTGTTCATCGGTGCAAGCCAACCGTAAGTCGTCCAAATGACAGCCTTGTTGAATCCAGAGCTTCCTTTAATAAACTCTGCAATCTCTGATATCCTTGCCTTGTCGTGTATTTTAAATTTTAACGTGCCTTTCTTGTGAGCAAAGTTGCCCGCTCCTGCGTTCGAAATGGTGACGTCAAAACCAAGGAGAGAGGCAAAGGGCAGGAACGGTTTGGCAAGAACAAGACGACCCTTGTGAGGCAAGAGACCTTCGATGTTCATGTTCGTAAGCGTCTGCGGCATTAAGAACATTTCCATGCCGGAGAGGCCAAAGTTCTGAGCCTCCTGCCCAGACTCCAATTTGAATATGTCGGAGTCTCTTATGACTTTATCTTGACTAGACTCTGGTTCCACTGCTCCAATTAGAAATCTAAGAGAGCTTGGAGTATTCAAAGAAGTCAATGAAGCACCTTGAGTCTGAAATTCCACGTCAAGGTACGGCATCATAGAAGCAGCAACAATTGGGGGAGTGTAGTTTAAAAAGAAGTCTACGTTGTCTGTTCCGCGTGTGGCTGGGCTCAGGTAAGGGCTCCTCGTCACGAACGCGGCGACTTCAAAATTGTCGCCAAGCGAATCTATCATGTCGCTTAAATTTTTAACCTTGCCCCAGTAGGCGCCGTCCGCCAGATCCAGCCGCTTAGTGTTGGTTATTGCGTGAAATTGAATTCCTGTTTCACGTTTGTAGCTCTTGCTTGTCTCCGAATCTAATCCTTTAAAATGCTCATCGATCTTGTCGAAGATGATCTTGTTGCTGTAAATCTCACCGCGAGGCCCTAAGATCATTTTCGACAGAATATCAAGTAATCCCTCGCGCTGCGTGCTTGAATTACGAGTTCCTTGAAGATCAGCTGGCTTGAGATACTTGTAGATGTCTTCCAGATTCTTGAAGTCCATTTTACCTCACATACAAAAGAGCATCAGAGAGATTAACCACGTTAATGACTGTGCCTGGTGGAGCCTGCAGTCCCCAGCCAATGCCACTTGCGATGGCCAAAATCCACCAATATTTGGCGTCGCCGTAAACCACGCCCGCAAGACCGTCCAATCTTTCACTTCCCGTGAGAGTAAAAGTTGAAATAATTGGTACGGTTCCTTCTTTGATGGCGCGCTTCAGAAGAAGAATCGATTCAGGAGTTCCCAGCTGTTGTCCCAGGTTTATGCGTGGATCTGTTCCGTATCTACTTGTTGCCATTGTCCACCATCAAGTCTTTCTAAAGAAGCTGCCAACAGGATAGACAGGAGCCCTGTTTCCGCCTTCGTGATCGAGTCCGGGAGATATGTCGTGAATTGGAGAGAAGGAAATGGTGACTTTGCACATCTTGGGAGCTTTTCCCTTGTCTCCGTCTGTGCCGACCGCCCATGTAACTCTGTCATACCAATCAAAATTCATTGACTCTATGAATCCTGCAAGTCCTTTGCCACCAGAAGACTTGAAAGACTTGACGACTGCATTGTTGTTTTCTTCCATGAAGATTTTAGCTTCAGCCGTGTATCTATGCTGCTTCACGTTGCTGCTAACTCTTCCAATTTCAGCTTTATGTTTTGCATCAGTCGTTTTAGTGAATTTAACTTGATCTTCTTTAAGAACTATTTTAATACCAGCGTTGGCATCGGGACTACTTCCCCAGGTGCTAATGGCGCCCGAGGAATCGAGATCGTCTTCTTTGAGTGGCACAATTTCAAAATAATACTTGACTGCTTCTGTATCGGACGAAGTAACATTGCCAGCTGTAGAAAGAAGTCTCAGTCCTACACCGTCGGGCCACGCAGTCTCACAAATTCTCATGATCTTTGCTCTGCTATCATCGTCCGGAGCTGCAGCAATAACGTGCTCTTTGTCCATTGGTATGAATGTATTTCCCGCAGAGTAAGCCTTTGCCTTTGAAAGTCTTTGGGCAGTAATTGATCCTTCACCGCCTTCTTGGTCTCCGCTGTCTGGTATTTCTACACCGTTAAATTTTGTGCCACTATAAGAGTAGCCAAATAAACGGGCGAGGTTGAATTTACTGTAGTTTGATCTGATGAGGTCGCCTATTCTAACTCTGACAAGCGGTGACGCCTGTATCGTCTGACTGAATGGCATGTGCATGTTGTAATTCTTGTCAGGAGAGAGAAGTCTTCCCTCTGTATATTGAGGATAAACTAATGTAACAAGTTTATTAATCTTGTGCCACATTACCTCAAAATCTTCTGCGCTCGTCGCAGCAACATAGAAAGAAAAACCAATCTTTCTTTGTGTTCCTTTGTATGTCTTGACAGGTTCAACTCTTCCAAATCCTTCAGATGAATCGTACGCTGCTGTATAATCATCGCTTAGTGATGCAAGAAATGCATGAAAGCTCAGTATTTCATTCGTTCTAACGTCATGAAAGTAAAAAGGAACGTATTCTGAGTCAAGAGCAGCCTCCATTTCTTCTCTACGGAGAGTTTCTATCCTATCGTTCTTCAGAGACTTGGTGTAGACACCGTCAACTTTTTCACCAACTCTCTTGTGCTTAAAGCCCAGATAGTCGTCTTTTTCGTTTACATTTATTAAAAAGTTACCGTAATCAGGAACATCAGTGAAGCTTTCTGTCGATCCTTTTGGAGATACCTTTCCTATGCCGGCAGGGTACAAGATGAGATCTGAGGCTCGATAAGTCGACCAAGAAAGTCTCGTTGTATTTCTTTTTATTCTTCCCTTATGAACATTGTCTGTGTCTGAGTCGTCGTCTAATTTAGTCCTGTGACGACCGTCACTGTCAATCTTTGGATCATCAGCATCGTAAAGATAAGCATCGCCAAGACGTGAAAAAACTTTAAGCGACCCCAAAAATTTGGAGTCTCTGAACACATTTACGAACTCGAGAGTTTGTTGAATTCCAGTGACAAAATTACCACTTCCAAACGACTTACCAAGAGAAAGAAGTGAATCGCTGATTGTCAAAAATGACCTGTTGATGCTACGAGCCATGACGGTGTAATATCCAGGATTTTTCATGGCAGAAGTTGCGGCGCCCAGTGTGGCTTGAGTCACAAGATTTCCGAGGCTTACGTCTGCTCCTCCTGGCGGAACTATTCCAAAAAAGAGAAGAGTTCCTACACTAATGCATTTTTCTATTGGATATATTGTAGGAGGAAATCCCAGAAGACCCAGTACGTTAAAATCGCTTCCTTGCGATACAATTGAAGCGATACTACTATAGTCGAGGCGCTTTCCGTTTTCATAAGACTTTCCATACGGCCTTATGCTTTTGTTATCCATGCCACGTTTTATTATTGGGAAATCCTTTCCGGGTATTAAACTTACAACAAGTGCAATAACGAGACTCAAGGCGACTATAAGAGCGACGGCCAACAGCTGCATTCCAAAGTTGGATATACCTGCATACTGATCGAGGACGTTGTTAAGAGTTCCCCACGACTGCTTCGCGGGATTAATCAACAGATTGTCGTCTATTCCCTCCAGAGTTAAAGTCTCCAAGACGCTGGCTGCCTCTAACTGTTCTCTTTCGAGTCTGTAGACACCAAACTGGGCCGATCCAGGAAGAACTGCCCCGGCTACAGAGGCATTGTCTGTAGGATTGTTTCCCTCTGACAGCGACTTGAGCTCAAGTCCCGATCGAATTGAAAGTGCATTGCCTATCTGAGCGAGCCGCGCATGCGTGACGTTTCTTTCTGCGGCATTGGGAGGCAAATTATGGCCAAGCGGATACTTCTTCGCAAATTGAGGAGAATTAATACCTGTGTTATCCTCGTAGAGATTTTCTGGATTAAACCTGTTATATATGACAGAGTTACTTATGTTTCCAGGATTGGGACTGCCGTAGTAGTTCTTTATCTCTTTTGAGAGGTCCTCTGGTTTCGCGTAACCAATTTGTGGAAGTGAGCCGCCCTTAGCGGACGGATTTATGACACCCGGGTTGGCTCCGTCAGGTGTGGCATTTTTTAAAAGCTTGTTACCGTCAACCTTGCCCGTTCCTTCCTGACGACCTCTAAGAACTTCTAGGTTGGTGGCCGCCGAAGACCTACTCGATAGTACCTTTCCAGGTACGTACGTCTCTGACTCGTTGTCAGTGTTTAAATAAGCGCTTAGAGAGACGTCGGGATTGACCGGATATCCTTTTTGATCCTTGAGTGAGAGTTCAACTGGATCTTTCCTGTCAAGATGATTGATCGGATATGCATTCTTAACTGGGCTGGGAGAAGAAGGAGTCTTACCAAGCGTGGTGTCACTCATGTATGCAGCAAGCGTGGAGCGTGTCGACCTCGACACGTCTTTCTTCCTGTTGTCGACTCTGACGTCCCCCGGACTCCAAGGTATTCGCGGAATGTCTTCGGAGTCTTCAGTTCCCACGTCGTAAGAAAGACGAGTCTGTCCCTCTCCTATCGGAAATCCTCCGGTACCGGTGTCAATCTTGTCGTTGGACATCTTCTCTCTTCCTACTCTTCAGCGCTTCCACTATTAATTAGCTCGCTGCTAATTTCTAGGTATGCGTTCTTTATGCCTTCGGGATCGTTTTGTAACGCGTGGGAGATCGGTTCGTACACCTGATTGAAGAACTTGACCATGAAGTCCTCTGCGTATGCCTTTATGGCGCGACGCTCTGCGTCGCTCGTCGCCTTTGAGAGCACTGTTTTGAACACGTCGTTTTCCCGAAGCTGCTTAAGATAGTCTTCTTTTTTCATGAGCTTTATCCCTTGTCAGCATTAAACTACAATATTATTGAGAACCTGGGACTCCCGAAGCGTGGAGCGCTGTGTTGCCCGCAGGATTGCTCTTCACGAGAACCGCCTTGTTGCCCTTGTCAGATTTGTCAAGAGCGAAGTTGATTCTGTCTCTTATGATGGACTTGTTGTTGCCTATCATGATCTTCTCGATCTCCTGTGCGTCCATCGAGACGTTAAAGGATACGTGGATGACCACTTCCTTGCTGTTTACTGTGTAGACGCCTGAAGATCCAAGACCGACCGATCCTGCAACTTGAGTCAAGCGGGCGCCTATGTTGATCTTTTCCAGAGCTGCAAGGGAGTCGTCCATCTTCTGGGTCGCGGCCACCATCTGTTGTACCGCAAGGAGAGACTTCGCGATGGATGTCTTAATGACGTCACCTGAAAATGCGGCTGTTGATTTCACGAACTTCTCAAGCTCAGCTGAAAGTTCAGAAGCCTGTACTATCATGGTCTTTATCTTTGGGGCTTGAGTAGCGGCCAGATCGAGCGCGGCGGTGCCGTGCTGTGTGATCGCCATGATAGCTTCAGTGATTCCATACCTGATCGTCATGAACTTGTCGTGTATCTGTGTGCCTCCCGGGACCGGAACTTTCATGATTTCATTGAGAGAATTTGCTGTCTCACTCAATTCTCTGAACATCTTGGCTATCTTGGGAGACCAGACTTCTGTGAGAGATAGATAGTGACCCATCTTGCTCTCTCCTATTTCAGTGCCAGACGTGGTGACGACCTTGATGGCATCGACTATCGAATCTTGCAACTTCTTAAAAACAGCTTGCACTTTTCCATAATCGAGGGAGCCTATTCTGTCAACAGCGAGCTTTGTCATTCCACCAATATCTGCAAGATTTGCGAAGATTCCTTGTATCTTCTGCATCTGAAGGAAGGCCTTGTTGACACTTTCCTCGTTTTTCGGATCTATAACAGACCAGTTGACATCATCAAGCTTTGCCTTCACGGCCGCTAACTTGTCTTTAATGTTAAATCCTTTGTCCATTACCTTCTTAGCAAGCTCGTCGAGCTGCTTAAATCTCTCGGCGGCGTTCTGTATGGTAACGGGCCCAAGCGCATCGAGCTGTCGCTTCTCTGCCTCTTTCGCCATTCTCTCTTCGTATTCTTTGGTTCCTTTTATTAAGGCGCGATCTTCCTTTTCTTTTTTTGCTAAAAGATCTTTTACAACTCTATTATTCTCTTCAATGTAAGCGTCTGCTATTTGCTCGGCTTCTCCCTTTGCTCCCATTCCAAAGATGCTTCTCACACCAGCTAAGAAGCCAGTTCCATGTGCCTCTTCTCGATCTTTAAGCAATTTGATATTTCTGTCACTTGCAGCTTTTAGCTTATCAGCTGTTGACATATTTTGATCATTAATCTTTTCTATAAATTCATTGTGGTTGACAGCTTTAGAAGCCTTTTCAGACTCAGAGGCAATTGCATCATTCGCGGCTGTAAAAGCCAAAGCTGCAATAGCAACAGTTGCAGCTATAGCTGCTGTAACTGGATTTGAAAGAAAACTTGTGAGACGGGAAATAAGTCCAGGATTACTTCCGGCTGACGTTGCACCCGCTGCAAGACTTTCCGTTGCAGCTGTTGCAACTCTTTGACCGCCTTCAGCAATTGCCTTTTTTGCAGCAGCTTTTTCAAAAGCACCGGAAACTACATCCGTTACAGAGGAGACAATCTTCTTCTCAAGTGCTTTTTCTGCAAGTTTCCTCGTAAGACTGCCGAGTAGAGCACTGCTAATTGCGGGACCGAACTGGATGGTGGCTGCTAGCCCTATCTGCTCCCACGTCGCCGCGTGGAAGATGGCTTTGAGACCCTCCCACAATCCTTCCTTGATCTTGAACATCAACTCTATGGCAAGATCTCTTAGTGCAGGGTACAATTCCTTCCAAGCAAACTTAAGCGCTTCTCCCAGGGGCCCGAATACATCTCCAAGCATCTTAGCGAAACCTGAAGCGGCAGGAATTCCTCGCTTAAATTCTTCTTTGTCAGAAATCCACGATGTTAAGGTCTTTATCGCATCTCGAGCGAAAGGAATTGCCTTCTCTGTGAGAAACTTGGAGACAGATCCTACGATGTCAGAGAAGAACTTCTTTACCTTGAGCGTCGTTGGACCTGGATTTTCCATCTCACTTGTGAAGGAAGCATAGAGTTCTTTTGTCTTCTCCCAGATCATCTCCCCGGTCTTCGTGACGATGACTAGAACGGCTTTCCCAAACTTCTTGAATCCTTCCTTGACCTTCTCGCCAGACGGGCCGCCCGTGAAGTCTTTGAATATAAGCTTAAGTCTGTCGACAAAGTCTTCGATCTTGCCGCTGCCGCCTGTCTTGAAGACGTCAAACGCACGCAGAACGTCGTCGAACATCTTTTTAAATCTCTTCGGATCGAACACCTCTTTGATGCCGTCGAATATCTCGCTTACGCCCGGGAAGAACTTGACAAATTCTTTTCCAAACTTGACACCTTCCTGCGTGGCAATCCTGAGGACTTGTTTGACATTCATCATCATGCCGACGAATTCTTTGGACGTCTGTATTCCCCTGAAGAATCCTTCAAGGAAGTGATCCATCACACCGCCTGCGCCGCCGCCTCCAGACGGGAACGTTCTCTTGATCGAATCTCCGAGGGCCTTTATAGCCTCAGCCTGACTCATCGTTGCCTTCTCTGCTTTCTCTGCCTGGGTTCTCATGTTGTCAAGAGAGACACCTGCATTCTTAGCAGCGAAAGCTGAGTTCATCAGTTCGTCAGACATGCCTGTCTGTTGTTTGATGAACATCCTGTCCTGATAAGTGAGCTGAGACATGTCCTTGCCAGTTTTGGCAAAGGCTTTTCTAAGCAGCTCAACCTTATCGGCAGGATTCTGAGCCATCATCATCTCTGTAGCATCGATGTTAGTGCCGTACTGCTCATTCAACTTCGACATGCCTTCAGCTGCCTGATCGTAGGTGGCTGTCTGGTCCATTATTGCAGTCAGCTTATCGACAGATACACCGAGCTTGTTCGCAAATGTTGCAGCGACGGAAAGCTCTTTGGTGGAGAGATGTCCGAAGTGCGCGAGGTCACCCATCGCTTTGGCCATGTCTTTTGAGATGACCTTGGCGTTGACTCCAAAGGCCTTGCTCATTCCAAGAGCCTGCTTCGTCATCTCGTTCTGCACGACTGCGATGTCTTTGCCCATCCTGAGGGCGTTGGACGCGAGAGTTCCCATCTGCTCGTTTGTGATGCCAAGACCTCTCTGGTATAGCATCATGGCAACTCCGTTCTCTTTCACTTCCCCCTGAAAGACCTGGAAAGCTGCACCCATTCCTTGGGCCATTTCGGTGACGGCCTTTATTCTGCCAGCTAAGTTGCCAAAGATGAGATACGAAGGAACCCCGGATTGGTTCATCGTCTCGACGTTCTTTGCTGTGTCTATTATGGCTCGAGACGATTCAGACTTTAAGTCTCCAAACGATTCTCTGACGTTCTCAAGAGCCTCAAGAAGTTCGTTGGATCCACCGGCAGAAGCCATCTTAAAGAGACCTGCCATCATCTTAAAGGGTATTGCAAGTATTGACTTTCCTATCTCAAATATTCCGCCGGCGACAGATCCGAAAAATCCCAGAACGCTTTGCCCTAAAGCGACTATATTTTTAAATCCTTGCAAAAGTCCTGAAAAAGCTTTTCCTGCAAACAATATGCCTTTAGAAAGTTTTGCTCCGGAAGTTGAAACCTCTTTGAAAGTTTGAGAAGCACTGCGCGAGGCCTTCTCATTCTTTAGGACCTCCTTAGTGACTTTCTTCCAAGATTCAGGATCGAGTCCCTTTCCGTCCTGGTTGGAGATAGCATGCATCAGCTTTGCGACTTCCTCCATAGCGTCGCGCATCTGGGTGACGACCTTCAACTGTCGCTGAAAGGCGTCGAGAGCTTCTTCTGCGTACTTGCCGGCGAGTTTTGCATTCTCAGCAAGCTCACCTGCAGCCTTTGGATCCATCTCACCGGCCATCTTTATCCCTCAGATCAAAGAGGCCAGCGAACCCCAAGAACTCTTTCGAACTCTGCTGCAGTAGCATGCTTGAGACGCAGCTTCTGTGAGACAGACTCCAGGGTTGCACCAGGCTTGCGAAGTTCTTCATGAAATCTCTTGGATGCCATGAGTGCGTTCGCGACAGCTCGAATCTCTTCCTTCGTGCCTCTTATCTTTGTATTCACAGGCTTTCCTACAAGCCAAGCGCCGAGGGAGGCTAAAAGAAGCTTTCCCGTCGTGTTAAGATAAAACTCTTCCTTAAGATCCCCGGTTTCCTGGGTAGACTCCATGCTAATCACCTCTCAACAGAGGGTAAATAAGAGGAAACAAAAAAAGATGCTGATAATTTAAGTGAAACGTCTCAATCTTGAGGGAGACTGATCGCGAGTACGACCCTGCATTGACCTCACGTCTGGTGAGTTCTGATGCAAGGCCCTGCTCTGCGTCTGTCCTGACTCTGAAGTCCGCGTTAATTCTCTATTAATTCTTTCTATGAACCACCGTTTGTAGAAGACAGGCATATTTCTGATCTCGCTCCACGTGAAGCCGCCGTAGTATATCAGGAGAAACGCCGGCTCCATCACGAGAGCTTCTCTATCTTCCGGACGAAGGCCAAAGAAACGTGACGCCGAGTGGCATGCTCACCTCCTCGGAGTGACCGCAAGAGGAACAGGTCGTCTCCTGCTTCATGATGATACCAGGCTCGTTGTCTCGCATGTAGTTGCGGAGAGCGAGAGAGTCACGTGCGGGCATAACCTTAACAAAACTGGCTATCTTTGCTCTATCTTCTATGCCGTCAATCGACTGTATGGAGTAGAGGAGGCTTGTCGTGACGTTATTGTCGGAAGGAAGACCCAACTTCTTTTGCTTCTCAGCAAGAACCATCATCTCTTCCTCATCTCGACCGGTCATGAACTTGAATTTAACGTTCTTCTTTGAGACTGGGAGATTGAAATCAAAGAGATTCATACCAGGAATTACGGGATCGATCTCAAGACGCTTGATCGGTAATTCTCCAAGATTAAACTCGTGCTGCGACTTGACGTTACATTCGGGACATTCCATTTCAACGGCGTATTCAGGACCATACCCAGTGATTCTAACAGCAACCATAAGAGCATTTCTATCGCCGCTGAGAAGGTCAAGTACGTTGACGGACTTATCAACGAGGCAAGACTTGATGAGCTCTGTGATGACCGTTCCCTTCTTGAGGAGAGCTCGAGAAGTCAAGATGTCTTCGTCTCTCGCAGTCATGGCTCTTATCTCTACGGTCTCCATGCCGTAAAGAGAGGAGTCCTGCGAGTACACTTTTCCGCTCGATGGTAGAGGAACGATTTCTTGTGGAATCTCAAGTCCAAAGTCTGCCTTTACCCTGTCTGCCTGCGACATCTTGGGCATCCTTGGGTCGACGCCTGCGGGACCCTGGTTTGCGAAAATTGCGTTCTTCTGCTCTCTATCGTCTGACATGTTGATTGCTCTCTCCTGTGTCTTATGAGATTATACTAAAGTCTGAGCAAGTAAATAAAACATCTAAAAAAACCAACCTAAATTTGTAGATTTATAAATGAATTTCTGGTGTAGAAAAGATAATTAAGGTGAACAAGGTGAAACAATGTCTCTAAACCATCCAGTACAGGGCGAGGGTTACGTCGCAGCATATCAAATATCGGCAACTCCGTTCGTCACATCATCGACTGTGTCTCTCGGTTCGACGAGGCAGATAGTCTTTCCGCAGATAACGAGATTTATCACAATAAAGAACACGAGTACTTCCGGGAACACCATCGCTGTCGCATTCACGGCGGGTGGTCTACTTCCTGCGAACTCCAATTACTTCACGCTCAGCGGTTCTGAGTCGTTCTCCGGTGAGCTAAGAACTGACAGAATATTCATTTCAGGCTCTACGGGAGCAACGAATGCTTTCACAGTAGTGGCAGGTCTCACGTTCATTCCCTCGAAGATGCTCACCCCCATCACAGGATCGAACGGATTCCAGGGCGTTGGCTGAAACATGGGAACGATCATCAATTCTCCCGTAGTGATAGCGGGCGCAGTTAGATTCGGTGCATCATCACAGCCGCCTCCTAGCGTAGAGTATCTCGTGGTTGCAGGTGGCGGTGGAGGAGGATCCGGGGGTGACTCGAACAACGGTGGTGGTGGAGGTGGCGGAGCCGGAGGCTTGCTTACGGGAACCGAATCCATCACGAGTGGGTTATCCTATGCCATAACGATCGGTGCCGGAGGCGGAGGTTCAACAAATGGTTTCGCGGCGGCCAACGGCAGCAACACAACTGCACTCAGCGCAATTGCGATTGGAGGCGGTCGAGGTGGATCGAGGAGAGATGGCGGAACTTTTTCCGGAGGTGGGAACGGAGGTTCAGGCGGTGGCGCGCATGGTAGCTCTGGTGCATCTGGTGCTGGCACTGCTGGTCCGCCGCGACAGGGCTACAATGGTGGTGCAGCGGGAGGCACAGTCGCGGCCGGTGGAGGTGGTGGAGCAGGCGCCGCTGGTGGGAATGGAAGCGGTACAACTTCCGGTAACGGTGGCATCGGTGCCCTCTCTTCGATCGCGGGCATTGCTACGTACTACGCAGGTGGTGGTGGAGGCGGAGGAAACTCTGTCCCCGGTACCCCAGGATCAGGTGGTGCCGGTGGCGGAGGAAATGGTGCCGTGATCTACAGCACAGCTGCTACAGCAGGAACCGCAAATACGGGTGGCGGTGGAGGAGCTGGTTCTGGATTCGCATCAAGGGCAGGACAAGCAGGCGGGTCGGGAATAGTGGTGATCCGCTACCCCAACGTCTACAAGGCTGCAACAACAACAGGCAATCCCACAGTATCTAACTCAAATGGATACATAACTTACACGTTCACGGGCACAGGAACGATACAGTGGGTGTGAACTCAGGAGAAGAAACATGGCACATTTCGCGAGGCTAGATGAAAACAACATAGTAACTGAAGTCTGTGTAGTCAACAACAGCGTTATAACCCACAATGGCGTAGAGTATGAAGATGCGGGAATCGCCTTCCTCACATCCATCACGGGTCACGCTTCGTGGAGACAAACAAGCTACAATGGTAACATCAGGAAGAACTACGCAGCTCCCGGTTACACGTATGATCCTTCACGGGAGGCCTTCATTCCTCCTCAACCATTTCCATCGTGGCTCCTCGATGAGACAACATGCCGCTGGAGAGCTCCCGTTGCCTATCCCGCGGACGGTGGGGATTACATGTGGAATGAGGCAACCGTGAGCTGGGATCTCATTGCAGAAACACCCACACCCTGAGGATCAACAATGGCGGTATCGATCAATAATCCCATCACCATCAAAGGTTCCACTCGTTTCGGTGGAACCATGGTTGCACCCCCAACGGTTGAGTACCTCATCGTTGCAGGAGGTGGAGCAGGTTCGTATAGCAACTACAACAGCGGTGGCGGTGGCGGAGGTGCCGGTGGTTTGCTCTCGGGCTCCGTTGCGGTTTCTTCCGGCCAGGCCTACACGATCACGGTGGGTGCCGGTGGTAACGCGGCACGGCCCACCATCACGAACGGCAACAACTCCTCTGCGTTCGGATTCACCTCGATAGGTGGCGGTAACGGTTTCGGTTCAAGCGGTGGTTCGGGAGGCGGTGCCGATGGCAACATGGGCAACTCGTTCGGCCTGGGAACCGCGGGGCAAGGAAACAACGGAGGTGCGGGTGGCACCGGCAGCGGAGGCCAGCAGGGAGCAGGTGGCGGTGGTGGTGCAGGAGCCGCAGGTGGCAACAGGAGCGGAGGCACATCTGGCGCTGGTGGCATCGGGCGCGTGAGCTCCATCACTGGAACGGCTACCTACTACGCGGGAGGAGGCGGCGGCGGTGCATCCAACTCGGGCCCTGCAGGAGCGGGCGGCCTCGGAGGAGGTGGTGCAGGCGGCGGCACAGCGGTGGCAGGAACTGCAAACACCGGTGGTGGTGGCGGTGGATCTGTCTATTTCGGAACAGGCGCGAACGGTGGCAGCGGGGTCGTCGTCGTGCGACATCTTTCTGCTTATAAAAATGCATCGACCACAGGCAATCCGACAGTCTCTACTTCAGGAGGCTACACAGCGTACACCTTCACAGGTACCGGCACGATAACGTGGAGCTGAGGAGTTAATTCTCGTTTCTGCCGGCCACGTGTCAGGCAGGTCCATTTAGCGGGATTATTCCTGAGGTGTGCTGTTCATCGTGGCACTTCTCACACAAAACCACACCTGTGATGTTGTTCATCTCATGGTACCACGCCACCCACTCGGCGAAGCACTCCTTCCTGTCCCAATCATCTCCTGGTTCGCCGAGAGTCTGAATGCCCTTCTGCATGATCTCTGCGAATCTCTCTCCATCGTGGTGGACCTCTAAGTCCCTCGTCGACTCGCACTTCGTGCACTTGAATCCCGCAGCTTGAAGCTTTGGGAAGGCCCAGGTGCGGTAGATCTTCGACCTGCAGAGAGGACCAAGCGCAGAGGTGCCACCTTTCCATTGCGAGTGTGCGGAGCCAGTGAGAGAAGGTATGGCACCAGAAAGGCGATTGTCTCTCATTAATCTTGAGTATCTTTCGCCGTGCATCTTTTTCATCGTATTACTTGATTTTTGCAATCTATCATCACTCTCTTTTGTCTTACCACGATTCCACGGATCGCGACCCCAGAGTCCCTCGTCACGCCGTTTCTTGAGACTCTTCTCCTTAGCTGTCTCGTTGTGACCCCAGTTGTTGTTGACACGTGACGAGTGACCGCGGACGTATTTGGCAAATCCACGCTGAAGTGACCAGAATTTAGGCGTTTGACCGCAGCCGCAAGCGCACTTGACTTCGTCTCCGTTCAGGAAGAGATGACGATACAATTCGATAGATGAGAGCTTGTGCTTCTTTTGACTGTGAATTCTGATAGAGTCTAAGTCTGACGACTGATACTCTTTGCATGTTGGGCAGGTAAATGTAGAAAGGTCCACGGTATAAGTATACCACAGACCTCTTTACTTGTATATTCGACGTTTGAGTTTTTGTTCTTCTCTTTTGTCGAATATTAATGTCAAAATTGAAGTACGCAGTTGTCGAAGCGGAGTGTGAGAGATATCTCCATTGGACCGCCGTCCTCGTAGGTCACCTCTCCGAAGTTCGCCTCGGTGATGAACGCGCCCTTGATGTCCCAGAGTTCCACGACGGTTCCGACTGGATCGAGCATCTTCAACTGGATGTCACGCTTGTAGAAGTCGGCGTAGCCTGCACGTCCCGACACCGATTCGAAGTGGGTGCGGATCCACTCCATGACCTGCTGCGCGCCCGAAGGAGCGATTGGGTCGTGGAGGGTGACGGCCATCGTGTTGAACGTCGTCTTGCCGGCGAGGTAGCGACGTGAGTTGATGAAGGGAACCTCGACCTCTTCCGTCGTGATGGTCGGGCGTGACGATGTCTTGATGATGTATGCGTCGATGCCCTCGATCATGAGGACCCAACGGTTCTTGCGCTTGGGTTCGAATTTCGCGGGAATCATTGATTCGACGTTGAGTGTCTCAGCAGCCATGTTATTTCTCCTTTGATCTTTGCAGATTGATCAAGATTAACTATGAAAAAAATTTTTTTTTTACTATTTTTTTAACGAATCTATAATTCAAACTGAGGTACAAAAACAGATGGGTGCAGTTAAAGGCAGAGAGATGAGAGAGGTGCAGTGTCCCCTATGCTCCTCTTTCAAGAGCAAGCGACTGACGGCGTTCGAGGCTCACCTAGGCGAGGCACACGCTACGACCGTGAAAGACTTGTGGGACTCCATGAACGGAGGTCCCGGAAAATGTGCATGCGGGTGTGGCACAGAGACAAAATGGAAGAGTTGGTGGGACGGATACTCGAGCGTGGTGAACGGTCACAACGGATCGATATACGCAGTGTGTTCCCCAGAAGCGGCCGAGGAAATATCGAGAAAGAGGTCAGATGCGTTGAGAGGTAAGTCGACTTGGTCCAAGGGTCTCACGAAGGAGACAGATGAGAGAGTCCGCCTCCGCGGGGAGGCAACAGCCAGAGGCAGA